TTAGTGAATTTGATTTCGTCTATATTAAACCCTGATACATCAGCTATGAGCTTGCACGCATCGAAGAATGATATCTTCATAACGCTTTGTACGAGCTCGATTATGTCTCCTCCATGCTTACATTTAGTATGACAGAACCACATTCCTGTATCAGCATTTATATCAAATGCACTTTTATTACTGCCCTGGTGGATTGGGCAAGACGAACGATAGCTATCACCATTTTCTATAATGTCAACCCCTAAGTAGTCTAATATAGCCTTGATGTCAGCTTTTGATTTTATAAACTTGATGTTATTCATGGCGTGCTGCTTTTAATAATCTTTTATTGATTGATGACATATAAGGTTTTTGTATAGCTTCACAATCAAAATCGTCAGTGTCAACCCAAACCTGATAGTTGTCTGCATCAATAGAACCATCTGTATATCGAACTAACATTGGTTCCCAATTATCCATTTCATCAAATGAAACTACTATACATTCTCGTTCATTGAATATAAGTTTTTCTCCAATTGTATAATTAATTCCACGAATTCTCATTAGACTTCCACCTGCCTTAATATATTTTTATAAAATCTTAATGGAATTGGATCAACGTCACTCTCACCATTCCTTTGAAATGCTATATATAACCATTGATTGCCTGCGTCAGGCCCATGTTTAGCTATCTCTTCAGGGTCTTTATTGTACAAGAATATTAACTTAGTTGCAAGTTGAAGTATTCTATCTGAGCCAGCTATGTTCCCAGCATTCTTTCTTTGGGTATCTATTCCACTTCTATTTTCTTGAACAGCACTGTAAACAGGAATCTTTAATATTCCAGCAAGGTCTTTTAATCCACTTGCTAAGAATCCTAACATTTGCCATTCTTGAACTGTTTTTAATGTTGCCATTTCAGATGCAGGGAATTTTAAGTAGTCAAAGAATAATGCTACTATTCCATGTTGCATTTGAAATTGTCTAGTAATAGCTACTACTTTCTCTAAAGTAAATCCTGGCATATATATATGATATAGATTACCATCTTTCATGATTTGTTTAGCTTCAGCTATTTTATCTAATTTCTCTTCTGAGGTTCCATATTCAGTGTCTAACATATAAAGCCCTGATACTATCTCGCTGTGAGGTATTCCGGTTAATAATGCTATTATCCTATCCTCATTCTCACGAGAGTCCATTTCAGTGTCTATATATAGAATTGGTAGTTTATCTATTAGTCCTAGCTTAACTGCCCAATTAGTTAGTGATACTGATTTACCAGTTTTAGCACGAGCAGCCACAAAGATTAAATCTCCTGGTTGTCCTCCATTAGTTATTCTATCAAACTTAGGAAAGCCTACTTCTAGTCCTGGTATTGCATTTGGGGTTTCAGCCCTTTCCGCGAGTATTCTATCTGTGTCATCACCTATTTTGTAGACGTCACTTGATAATGCACTACCTACATTAATGTCAGTTAGTTTTTTATCAACGACTGATATAAGCTCTGCAGGGTTAAGAACATTTGCAGAATCATCTTCCATTTTTTTAGTTGTTTCTTCACATATCCTTATGATTTCTCTACGAGTATGTGCTTGTCTTATCTTCTCAATATACATTACTATATTTTCAGACTTAACTCTAACTCTATCAAAGCCCATTAAGTATTCAAGTCCACCTACTTCTTCAACAGCTTTCTTAGCTCTATCGCTTGGTAGGACTTCTAGAATCATTGCTGGGGTTGGTTTGAGTTTTTTACCATATAAATACATACAAACCATATAAATATATTTGTTTGCTTCAATTCCGAAGTGATCATAAATTAATCCTTCTGATTCGCAGTTAACTATTTTATCTGGGTTCTGTATGCAGATTCCTAATATTTGCCGCTCAGATGCAGCAGCCGTTATATTGCTGATAATATCCCTCCGCCTATTGGCGTTGAGCAGCCTGATTGAGCTTGATGCGGATTATTGATACACTTCCCATATTATAAAATTTATTTTTAAATGAGTTAAACCAATTGCTGTTACATTTTATTGTTTTTTCAAAGTTTTGAAAACATTCGTCAGTATATATGTTTATTACAGTTGGATATTTATTTTTACAAACCATATATTTGTTTACATCAGAAGCATAAAATTTACTTCCTACTGCTAATACTTCGAGGTGTTCCATTTTATTTAAATCTTTACGCATCCCAATCAAACTCCTTTTTGATACCGAAATTTTTAAGTTTCTTAGAGTTATCAGAAGCCTTGGGCAATTCACCAATTTCTTTTGAGTTAGCTTCAGCCTTCTTGATTATTTCTTTTGCTACATCTGATCTATATTGGGCAGATATTTCTTCTATCATTGTTCCAATGAATCCAAAACTATACATGCCCCCAGAAGGTTGATGTTTAACACAATGGTCTATTGTATAAAGCACTTCTTCTTTTGAGTATGTCTTTAATAAATGTTTTGCCATATTTATATATCGAGCTATTGATTTGTCAACTTGTGACTCTAGCATCTCATAATAATACAAAACTATTTCTTTCGCTTCAATTGAATTTGATAATTTATCTCCCATTATTTCACCTACTTATTTTGTAAAGTCTACTCCAAGTCCATCAGATTCTTCGTCAGCTTCTTCAGGATTAAAAATTTCTTTAAGAGTTTTTCCAGCTAATAATTGTTTTAATTGATCATTGTCTAACACTAACCATAATTCATTAATATTAAGTTCGTTAGCTTTCTCAACAATGTCCTCTGGTGTTGGTTTTTGATTTGACTTAGGAGCCTTCTTAAAAGAATACTCAGTATCATTCATTCCAGTACCTTTTCTTCTAATTCTTGTTACGAATTGAGTGGGATCATAAACGCTAGTATCTACTTTTTCCATAGCTTCTTCTTTAGTTAATTCTTGATTTTCTTCCATAATAGCTTCAGCAGCGTCTTCTTTCAATTCTTGCAACATACTTTGGAAGTTTCTGATGAAGGTAATCTTTTGGTCTAAGATTTCTAGTTCACCTGAGTTGTGATTATATACTAACATACCATACTTCTTAGTTGATTTATGGTCTGTTTTTTGGTCGTTCTTTTTAGCAGCTCTAATGATAGAACATACAGGACAATTCTGACCTGGGCAGTTAACTGTTAATTTGCCAGCAGATTTAATGAAGTGTGTCCATCTAGGTGTTCCAATAGCCAATACAGTGATTAATGTATCGCCTACTTCAAACTTAGTGAACCCTGGTCGTTCATTTGAGTTGCTATCGGTATTTAAATCTTCGTTTAACATTTCTAATAAATTCATTTAGTTCTCCCGCTATATCAGCGATGTATTGTATTTCTTAATCTTGTTTTTATTATTGATATTTTAATTAGATTTTTTAAAATAATAATAAGGTCATAATCACTTTTAGTATAAAAAGCACTAATATATTCTTCATCTTCTGATACTAATTGTAATATACCTTCATCAGCAACTAATTTAACTGTATAATGTTTTGGATTTTCACTAAACCAAAATGCTGTGTATTTATATTCAAACCAATCACCCTCATACTTCTGAGCAAGCTTTTCGGCCCACGTAAGTTGTTTTGGTTTTATATATGATGCTTTAAAACCAAATTTAGTTTTAGTTGGGGCTTCTGTTGAGTTTTGATAAAATCTAGTTTTTTCAATGTAAGCCATGATTATCTTCCTTTCGAGGCTGATATGAGTCTTTTACATATTATAGAAGTATAATATTTTTCTATGTTTTTAATTAATATGCAAAGTGATCCATCATCTGTTTTAATAGAACATAGTTGTTCTCCCATTGCATTTATTTTTCCAATAGTTCCTTTATAAGAACCATTTTTAATTATAACATTATCATCTTCTTTAAACATAATCAGTCTCCTAACAATTTACCAATAATAAAATTGGGCTAACCGAAGTCAGCCCTGAATCAAGCTCTGATTAGAAGCTTGCCATGTTTGCTTTTGTAGCTGCTGCTTCAGCATTTCTTCTAGCTTTATCTGCTGCTGCTTGAGCTGCCTCAGAAGCTGCGAAGATTTCTTCTTCACGTGCTACAACATAATCAAAAATCATACCCAAGTTTTGAGCTTTGTTAATTGATTTGAATGCTGCATTTGTTCTGTCGCCAGTGATTTCTAATGTTTCAGGGTCAAACTCAACTAATACAAGTCTGTTTGTTCCTGGGTAGAAGTTACCATCATTGTTGTGATCGCCATAAGCGATTGCATCCACAACAACTTTTGTTTTTCCACCAGCCATTTTAAGGATTGATCCTACTGCTGGAAGGTCTCCTGTGTAAGGGCCACCAGAAAGTGTATCAACACCAATGATTAAGCCATCAGTTGCATTTCCAGTTGCTACTTTTAATGCTTTTACTGCTACTGCTAATTCTCTTAAATTCATGATTGTTCCTCCTAGGATACAATTGGTTTATGCCATTTTGGCATTAGTTATTTAAAGGTTGAAATGCTTGTTTTATTGCTTCCACGTTTGCTCCGTGCGTTATTCTGTTGGAGTCGTACTTTATTCTATTTTTTATTGATTGGTTATTTTTGTTTCCCAACCAAGCCCAGACCTCGATAGGGTCTGATAGAGTGTACTGGTGTGTTGCTAAATTGTGTAAATCTACTGGGTCTATGGGAATCACATTAATTGTTTTGCGGTGATTCATATCACGAATATGATTTTTTAGCAGTGCACTAAGTGAGCAATTATAATAAGCATCCAACTCTCTTATATGAAGTTGATCATTTGGTATAGAAAATATAATACCAAATACGTTGTTTCCTCCCCAACGCTTTAAGCCTTGGGTATGGAATGTATCTTTACCTACTCGCCATAACTTGCCTTCTGCAATTCCCACTGAGATGTAGGTCATGTCGAATAGGTTTATTAACTTTTGAGTTGCTTTAGTCATCATTTGGTTTGAGATGAATATCAACAAGGTTATCAATCCTCCTGCTGAGTCGTTCCTGTTTTAATAATCTGAGAAGAGTGACTCGTGATATGGAAAGTTTCTTTGCTATCTCTAAGGTACTAAGATTTTCATCTACGTAAAGTTTCCTCAAGGTCTCTCTATCTATAAATACTTTGTGAGGTGGTACTCGGGCTCTGAATAGTCTCATTTAATCCCTCATTGACCAATGTATTTTATGTTGTATATTATACACTAGTTTTCTATTTGTATTATACTTTTTTGCTATATTAGTTTTTGATAATTTTCCTTCGTTTAAATCATCTTGTATTTTTAAACAAATTTCTTTGCTTAATGTTACTTGTGGGTGATTTATACCTGATAATGCTATTTTCAGGCCAGTATCATATGCATGTTGTATATTTTTCGACCTACTTGACCACTCTAAGTTTGTATAATCATTATTTAATTTGTTTCCATCTATATGATTTACTTCTTTTAGGTTGTCTATGTTTGGTATAAATGCAATAGCAACTAGTCTGTGGATACTATTATGATATCTTTTTTTATTCTTTGTTAATCTTATTACTATATATCCACATTGATTTACCTGCGGTGATAATAATAATTTTCCTTTTCTAACGTTTCCAATATTAGATATTTCATATTTTTCATATCCATTTATAACCTTCCATATTTCACTCATAATTTCACCTCGTTATAATGATTGTATTATACTTATATTATAACATATATTGAGCGCTATGTCAAGCTACCTTTATTCAAAATCACTTTTTAATATAAAGTTTTTTATCCAAGTTCTTATGAGTTTTACTTCATCATATTTAATATATTCGCTGTCTCTATGCGCATCATAGTAACCACCAGATACATTGATAAAGTTTGGCACTAGATATTTAAGGTTGTAATTATCACTCATTAAACCTCGTTCAAATGCTGGCATGATTCCACTAATAACAGCCCACTTAGCTAATTCAGCTATGAAGTAGTTATTAGCGTTTCTTTCTGAGCCAGTAGTTACACATATGTGATTACCACCTCGTCTATCTATTGTTATTCCATAAGCACAATCATCGAAGAATGTTGGGTATGCCTTCATTGCATATTCTGAGCCTACACAACCTATTTCTTCTTGTACTGTAAATAGTATTTTCATTGGGATGTCTGTTGACTTGGCAATGTCTAGTGCAATTGCTATTCCACATTTATCATCGCCACCCATTGGTCTCACTTTATTGCTAGTGATTTGTTTTGTTTTTGAGTTGTAATACAGTTCGAATAGTTTAACCTCTTCTTCCTGTTCTTCTTCTTCACCGCCAACTTTATATCCATATTGTTTTTCATAGTCATCGAAGTGAATATATTTTGGACAATTCTGAGCTGTGAGGTATTTAACTACTTCATTCTTAATATAACAGAATGGCTTTGTCCCAGCATCGCTGTAACCACAATCTCTACAATTGTCATAATAACTTCTGAAGATTTTACTTTGCCCAAATGAGCCCTTAACAGAGTCCATGTGTGCGTTGAGTAATGGGTAAGATTCTGTTTCTCCACGAGTTGCATATACATTACCGATATTATCCATTTGTACTTTGAAACCAAATTTAACTAAATGTTCTATAACAAATTCTTGAACTTTAGTTTCTTCTTTTGAAAAGCTTTGGATATTTAAAAGATGTATTAATGACTGCTTTAGATACTCTGCTGGCATAATTATACCTCTTTATCTTTCTTATTCCAAGATGGACTTACTCGTCTAATTGATTTAGTTCTTTTTACTTTTGTTCCACCTTCTGGATAGGATTGTATATTTGTAATATTATCATGATATTCTAACATTGTAACTGCCCCACCTCTAGGGCATGTATGGCAATTATATAATCCATTGGCGTTTGTATTTGGACATGAACTGTCTCCACATTTTCTTTCAGAGAATCCATCTAGTCCATCGTCCCAGATAAATGGTTGTGGAAGTATAACTTCCTCTCCATCATATACTGCTATAAATGAATCTTCAGTGTCAATATTTAATTCATCTGATGAACCACTTTGTTCTTCGTTGTAGCTTTCGAACATAGCCACTTCCAAATCCTCTATGTCTTCGCATAGTTCTTTTAACAATGCTACTATAGAGGCTGTGTAGGTTTTATGTGGATATGATCTGTCGGGTACAATATAATATTTACCATCAGACTTTAGCATTCTCAAAAATAATCTTACAATCATTGTTTGATGCTCTTCAGTTACAACGTTTCCTTTTGATCTTATTTTTTTCATGTTACCTTTTGTAACGTAACACATTAAACTATTTTGATCTAATAGATTACCAGCAATACCATTGATATAAATATCTGTGTATTTGTGCTTGCTAAGGTCCTGACAAGAAGTATAGTCTGGGTTGTCAAATACTGATGCCATAGCTAAGAATGAAATTTTAGATGACGTAATTACAACCTTTGTTTCTGAGTTGGTAGTATTCTTTGATTCAAATAACTTATACCAATCTTGATCCTGAGTAATAGCTTTATTCTCTGGAGTCATAGCTTCAAATACTTTTTTACAATACTTTAAAAACTTTTGTCCATTAGCGAATTTACCAGTGTCAAATATAGCTGGTGTCAGTTCTTTGAGTTGCGTTTCTAAATCAATTAGTTTCTTTGACTGAAGTATAGTACCTTCTCCAGATTCAAATTCAGTATTGATTTGTTCCTTTAATTCTTCTGGAATAGTTTCATCGATAGACACTGATAACATGTCCACGAATTCCTCATACCAACTTGGGTAGTTTACTATTGCTAAGTCGTAAACTCCCTCTAGCTCTTTGAGGGTTGGATGTACCTTTTTGTAGGGATCATCGTTATTAATCCTGTTATATTGCTCTTGCAATATGTTGCGCCTGTAACCAAGTTCTACGAGAACCTGTTTAACTGCCTTGTTGGCACTTTCTTCTGTGGCGGCTCCTAGTATTCCAATACTCATGTAGTGGACTCCTTTCTTATTGTGTTATATGTTGAGATGCCTTCTTAAGTCTTGATGTGATTAGTGAAGGTGAATGAACTAATTCAAATCTTCTTGCATAGTAACAATATATTTGTGATGTTTTTTCCCATTGTGCGTGCACATATAGGTCTCCATCATTTGCTTTATATGCTCTTGTTATTATTGCTATTCTACCTATATTTGAGCCTGTTATTTTTTTGACTTTATCTCCTACTTTAAACATAGTCATCTCCTTATGTAAGGTCTTCAATTTCTAGCCGAAGACCATAGAGCCGATTTGCATATTAAAAGGAGGTATAATATGAAACTCTAAAATTATATAAAGTGTATTGCTAGTACACTTAAATCCAAAGTTAACTTTAATATGTCGAAACCATCCTAACTTGATTTACCGAATACGTGAGCTGGCCTTCGAATGTTATATCGAAGAAGCGAGGGCACCATGACTACTTACGAGTCTCAATTTTATAAGGAGTATTTTAAAGGACATTTCACACGATCCATTAAAGTATTGTTTGCCAGCAATTACTAGGCCTTGCTGAGGGCCACATAGCGCTTATGTAATGAGGATGCTCTACCGTTGAGCTATCATTATATTCCCCTAACTATATCTATTGCGCACTATTTATAGTCTTCGTAATTAAATTTGTTGGATTCGAACCAACATCGTCCTCTTTGGTGCCCCATGAGGGTATTGAACCCACTCGACGATTAAGTACGGATTTACAGTCCGGGCTGACTCTTTAGCAGCATAATAGGGCATGTATGTAAGTTGGTCAGAGCTGGAATCGAACCAGCGTCTCACGTGAACTCATCCTAACTGAGTTATCTGACCATATTAAAGGCGGCTGTAGGATTCGAACCTACGGCTTACCCTTAATCGGGTTTGCTTGCCATTACCGCCATGTTGTGTTGGAGAGAGGTGGAATTGAACCACCGACTCATATGAACTCTAACCGCTGAGTTATCTCACCACGACGTCCATATTTTTGTTTACGTGTTTTTGCAAGTCGCACGGAAAACATGGAAAAAATCCCGACTCATTGGTGGGTAGATATTTATACACCTCCACCCAAGGCGTTATGGCACCGGTACTAGGGATCGAACCTAGGTGGGTGGTTTTGGAGACCACTGCTTTTCCATTAAGCTACACCGATATGTGGTTGGCCCCCGGAGAGTTGAACTCCGGACCTTTGGGATTTCACTCCAACGCTCTGCCAACTGAGCTAGGGGCCAGTATGTAATATTGGAAAGTACGGTGGGACTCGAACCCACGAACCCAGTGATCAACCCTGGGTTGCAACATCCCTAGTTACTAATACCTACTGACTAGTATTCTTCAGTACTTTTACTTGTTGCGTACTCATATATGATCGTATGTATTATAGGGATGAGGTTTCTAGAAAGCCTCTTGTTCATAACGTTGGACTCCCTGTAAGCCCAGATGTTATTGTATGCCGACCATCACGGACTTGACATATTTTACTATGTAATATTCATAGACTTTACTGGATAAGCGCCACCTCATGAGATGCATTTCTGCATATATTATTTTCCTAGGTTAATATATGTCATTATAACATCGTCTCGTCACTTGGCTTATTTGAGTGCACTCTCACCAAGATTATTTCTTTCCAAGATTCCACACGTCCGTTGGAATGAGGTCTATGATATGTAATGCGGGTTTTATTTTAATGTCGGACATTATAGAGATAACCGCTTCCGACTGGATATGTAAAAGGAGGTCGAGCCCTTTTGACTCTACCCAGGGCTCAAGGGTTATGTAATGAAGCACCTCTGTGAGATGCTTATTTGTTATTGTTTTGAGATGCTTTTTTAAGTTTTGTTAATATTAATGTTGGGGGTTTTACTAATATTATTTCTTTTTCTGAAAATTCATTAAGAATATCTTCTTTTAAATCTAAATAATATTTAAATTCACCATCTTCTATTTTTTTTATTTTAAATGGGCCAACTCCATATTTTACTATTCTTCTTCGTATATTTGAATAATATTTGTATGATTCATCTTTTGCAAGTTTTTTATTTATATATACCATATCTCCAATTTTAAACATACCCTCACCTCTAATAAATTAGACTACTTTTCTTATCCCAAAGACTGTATAGCTTACAGTTAGGCTGTAAGATTGGTTTCTCACCTTGACAGTGATTGTTAATATGAATGTTTTGGTTCTCTTCTGTATTAAGTGCATTTTTAATTTCTTCTAGTTTAGTTTCACTTACCTTGTGAGATGCAATCCACATATCTTGGATAGTATTTTCTGCTGACTCATATAGTTCTTGGAATGTTATTTGATCTGCTAACATTACATATTGACAGAAATGAATAATGTCATAATAATCCCAAGCGTCATAGAAGTCTGTTAAGTTTAGACATAATCTAAGATTTAGATTAATATCCTTTACGTTTTTTGCGAACTCTATTATATTAAATCTAATAGACTCCGGGGTCCCATTATAGTTGAAGTTAGTTTCATACGTGAGCCCACTGAGGCTCAATGAGATTGTATCGATTCCGATATCCTTTAATATCGCTAGTTTTTCTTTATTTAACATTACACCAGTTGTCTTGATTTCAACTTTAACAAATGGTGTTCTGATTGTCTCGTTAATTTGCATAACTCGTAATATGAAATGCATATTTATTTGGGGTTCTGTGTTGCCTGTGAATACTAATGTATCAGTGCCCATATCGCGGGCATACTGCATTCTTTTTGAGTAAGCTAATGTTTCCTGCTCAAGAAGATCAGGGTACTCTTCTAACTTGATTGCTGCGTTCATTTTAGCTATGCAGAACTTGCAGTCATTTACGCAGGCCTTATTAGGGACTACTACTGACAGACTAGACATTGTAATGTACCTTAGTAAGGGCTAATGCTCTTTTTGCATTTTCTACAGCTAATGCACCAATAATACCAGTTTCAACTAAATTGAAGTTTACTAATACTAAATATTCTTTGTTAGTTAAATATTTACTAGTTATTTCAACATCGTTTTCTGGGCCAGCAAGTTCTATCATTTCATCAAATACTGAAATTAATTCTTGTGCCTCTTCTCTTGGTAAAACAATTGAAGATTTTGTTCCATGAGATTTTAATGTAACTATCATTCTATCGGTGATGTTCATTCTAATACCTCCTAGTATTATAAATCTAATAAGTTTTTTAATCCTATTTGTTTAATAGCTGTAACATAATATGGAACGTGTGGTAATGCTACTAATATCATTAATGTTAATACTACCATTTCTCACACCTCCTTCTATATTATATGTACAGTGTTGAGATATATATTAATGTTAATATGATACCTATTGAGATGCCTATTAAAAATACTGCCATCATAGCCATAGCTACCTCCTAGCTCAATGATTGTTTCATGAGGTTCCTTGCTTGATTGATTTGCTTTGCTTCATTAATCTGATCATCTGCGAGCTTGTTGATTACTTCGCCGCTCTCTAGATTTTTAACGCTTAAGAATGTTCGTCCATTCTCATCGATATATGTTTGTATGTTTATGAACATTTATTCCCCCTCCACCAAAGCCTTCTTCAAGCTTTGATATGATTCCTCTGAGATAGTAATTTTCTTCTCATCAATTGTGATGGTGCGGGTTTTGGGATGTTTATTTACAACTCCAATTCCTAACATCATTTCTACTATTGTTTCTTTAAGATTATCTCCATCAAGACTTTGTATACATTTTTCTGAATATATAATATTTGTTGTAATTCTAGTATTTGATTCGAATGAAAATACATCACCCTCCTCAAGTCCATTGAGCTGTGCCCAGTACTGAAGTGGGGTGAGGATTGGGTCTGATACGACCTCGAATAGTTCTTGTGGATAATTAAAATAATATCCTACATCATTTAATATTTTATATTGATTTTTAAATGTTTGGTATACATCATAAATATAATTTATTGCTATATTAGCATTATTTCCTTTGTTAATACATTTAACTTTCATTGGTTCCTCCTTTATTTCTGTGAAACAACATGCAGCAAATGAGTCTATAATGTCGTCATCAGCTTTAATTGTATATCTAACGTCGTAAATTAATACTTGATAAATATCACCAAATGTCATATTATCATAAATTGTTGTGTTACATCTAACCTTCATTAAGCCCTCCTAGTGTTTGATCAACCATGCAGAGCCTTCATTAAGTTCTCTGATGATTGTTGAGAATGCTTCCCACCACATACCATTTCTACGATGCTGTACCATTAGTCCAGTGCTCGTAAACATATATGTGTTTTTATCAGGGGTGCCGTTGCGTTCTATATTGAACTGCTCATTTAATCTGAGCTGTAATTTGTGCATTAATGTAGGACTGTCATATTCTAGCATCTATTTCATCCTCCTTAATGATGTTAAATACTTTATTTCTGATAAGCTCTGTTAGCTCAGAGCATAGGTTTATAATGTCCTCGTCTTCTGACTTTGTCATATATCTGCAACTCACAAAATCTAGTTCTACTTTGTGATATGCTTTTTTATCCATTGATACTGTTAGGTAAGATTCTGTATTAGTATGATAAATCTCCTTAATATATGGTACTTCATGCCAATAGCATAGATTAACTATTTCTGACATACCATAAGAGTCTGCTGCTTTAATAGTTTTTGATATTATATTAGTTGATAATTCTTCTAATTTAGATTCAAGTTGATCTTTATGTTCACCTTTAATATATTTCTTGGTGAGCTTGTTCTGTAATTTTTCTATATCTGAAAATATATTCACGTCATCACCCTCATAAAAATATAGTTAGTTGGTTACATTTTTTGAGATGCTTCTTTAAATAATAAGCATAATCTAGTTATAATTATTTATATTCAACTTATATCATGCCTTTTGAAAGGCCTTTTTGAATATTTTTATTTGATACTCCCCATCAGTTTTCTTCTGATAACTGAGGTATATATCTCTGTGATAATATATCTTGCTGGTACAAAATTTATAACTGCGTTCATAGAATGTACTTCAGTTACATAATAGGGTGCGTTGTTACGTATAATCCACATTTCATATCTGTCATGTTTATTTTTAAATACCATTAATTCACCATTTTTAGCTTTACCTAATGTACCATCGGTTTCTATTTTCTTTTTAATCTTATGAGTAGGCTTAAAGTCCTTAATGTCCATTAGTCCTCCTAGCGTCCACTGAGGGTGGACCTATTTTTAAAAAAGGGAGATCAAGTGAGACCTCCCAATTAATTATTTAATAATTGTTTCAACATCTTCTTTGCTCATTACAGGAGCAAGTAAGTCGATCATATCACCTTTTTCTGTGAAGATGTAAGCTTCTTGAATTAGATCAATAAATTCAGCTTCGAAGTTACCTGATTCAAAGATACCGTTTTCATCTGCATGTTGACCCATTACAGCACATAAGCTGTGAATAACGCCAACTACATTCTTATGGAATGCTTCTTCAGCGTCAGCCAATGTTTTAGGGAAGTTTAAATCTCTGTCTATATCCTCGTGCTCTTTTTCTAAATTAAGAGTACTTGGAAGTGGACCTGATTCAGACTCTAATTGAGTGATGTATTTACCAGCAGTGTTTTTATTAAATTGCATAAGAGTTTCTAAATCAAGCTCTGGGTCTCCTACACGTTTTCTTAATTTATTAATTAGATCACGTTGACCTTCAGATGCTCTATCTTTAGCCCACTTATAATAAGTAGCTTTATTCTTTTGAATATAATCAGAACATTGTTGGAATGATACGTTCTCAAATGAGAATGCTTCTTTACATATTTCTATAGTAGCTTGACATTCAACTACTACTCCTTGATAAGTTGCGATTACTGATTCAGCATCTGCAATAGCTTTCTTAATATCTTCAAGATTACCTTCAACCTTTTTAAGGATGATATCTTGTTTAATATTAAGAGCTTTATTTACAACTGCTGTGTTGAGTTCAATCTGTGCTTCTGCATCGATTAGAGTATCAATGACCTCTTGAGGTGCATTATATAATACTGATGAATCAGTATCAGGGCACATCATGATTTTTGTAACGAACTCTATTTGACCAGGTGTAGGAATATGTGACCATTTATCTTGGAATAAATCATCAAGCTTATTAATCATCGATGATGCTTGAGTAATACTCATACCTACGAATAAAGATTCGTCTGGCTCTTCCATTCTACATTTAGCAAATCGTTTTTTAATTGCTACAATTTGACCATCTGTGACTGGTGCAAAGTTGGGAAGCTTTTGTACTTCTTTGATTTGAATAGTTAAGTTAGCTCCAGTAAGCTCGTCGTAACCTTCCATAGGTTCAACGCCTTTTAGTTTACATTGCTTAACATAAAATGCTTGAGCCTTGTCAGTTGCTACTCCGGCTCTTTTAGGAGCTTCTTCAGGTGCTTTTTCTGAGTTTAATAATGCAACGATATCCTCATAATTAGTTAATGTTTTCATGTTATTCTCCTTTCAAGAGATAGATTATTTGTTTAACATACATTTTACGAAGTTTGGACAATCCAAACAACCATCGGGTTTTGTTACCATTTCGACACATTCGTCAGAGCCCAATTTAACCTTGGGATGTTCTTTGATTTTATCAAAGAATACTCTCTCTGCTGAACGTGTATCTTTACGAGCTTCGAATTCTACTTCAACTCCCCCTTCTTTGAGGGAGTTAATATTTGTTGACGCTATATAGAAAACGTTGTTTGAATCACCAACTGTTTTATCCACGATATCTCCTTTATGTTTTGAGTTAAGGTTCACTGTTTGAAATGCCTTTCTAATGCTTGCCGAAGGCAACACTATCTCCTAGCACAAATAACAAGTTCTTCTGTGCCATAGTCGATATTGGGATCACCAGTTAATTTAACCAGTGTTTTAAAGAATATATAGCCATCTAATAAATTAGTTTGGCTTAGTAACGCATGAGCGAACCAATTCTTTGTGATATCAAATTGTAAGTGTGCATTGCATTGAGCACATACCATTTGAGCAAGCTCATCGGGAGTTACTTCTAACTCCTCGATAGGACCTACTGAAAGTATGATGTTGGGTGTGAATGAGTGTTCTTTTTGGATAATATTGAATTTTACATCAAGATGTTTCATGATTTAATCTCCTCTCCATCTGCTAAGACAACCTGATAGTCGTCTATATATGTTGCCGGATATTGTTTCTTATCCACTACGATTAATCGTGTTTCGATGTTATTCTCTGCGTATATATTCATGAAATATCTGATATCATCTTTGAATTCTGATACTCCATGATTGGTGAAATAACAATGACAATGTTTGTTATGATTCTTAAAGAATCTATGAGGGTTGATGCATGGTAAATCTTTTTCAAAGTGCTTATATGCTGGTGAATCTACAAGTATATTTTGATCATCTAATATGTGCATTGAAAATAAGCCATTCCATTTTTCTTCTTCTTTGTCATAAATTTCTACCCTGTAGTATAACATTTAGACCTCCTCTGAGTTTTGATCAATCCACGCCTGTTCGTATTGCCAATCTTGCATATTAGGAAATCCTAATTTTGGCATGATTGTTCTTGCTAAATTCATATATTCTGATTTAGATGTTACTATTGCAGACATTTCTCTTAATACCATGTAATGCTCTCCCCATGTTGCTGGGTAGTTTTTATTGAATTCCACTGCCATTAGTGTTTGTAAGTTTTTCATAAGACCTCCTAATTTATTGAGTTTATATCCAGTCTTGAGATGATAATGCATCTATCTCAAATGTGAGTAATGCATAATATTCTGCATGTTTCCATATAGCCCATTGAAGGTGATGACCGGAGTCGATCATCCCTTCGAGTTGTTCTAATTGTACTATAGTTCTTTCGATAACAAAGTGATCTTCAAGTTGTGGAGAATTATTAGGCATGGTGAACTCCTTTCATTTTGAGTATAGCGTTCTCAAGATTAACAAGGTTAATTGTATCTTGTTTAGTTAACTTAACTGATTGAGAGAGTTCATAAGATAAACTCATGCAAAGCTGATAAGCTGTGCCTGGTTTTCCTAATTGAACCCATGTGAAGATTACTGACTCAAGATAATGCTTTGCTTGACAATGAGGCATTGCATCGACATAGTCGATAACTTCTTTGATTTTGTGTGGGTCTTGGGTGCGGGTTGCAATTGTGTTTGCTACGTTAACCATTGCATTTAGTTTTTGATTTGTGAACAGTTTCATGATGACCTCCCAGTCTTGATTAGTTAGTTACGTTGAATCTATCTTCTAGAAAAGCAAGATGCTCTTCTGAGATGATTGTTAGTTCTACATCAGACCCTATATGGGTGAATGTCATTGCTTCTTTGTTAATAGTGATTTCTGATTGTTTGTTTCGCTTACTCATATGAATGATGATTAAGACTATTGCAACCAGTAATGCTATTGCAAATACGATCATTGTGATCTTCACTGTAAGTGCTGATAATCCTGTTAATACAACTAATTTGATAATTAAGTTTTTCATGTTTATCCTCCTTTGGATAATAGGTTAAAGTTGACCACATCATTGCATACGTAGTATGCTAGGCTATGACTACTAGGACATTATGAGTGTTTAATTACTTTGAGCAAGCATCAATATATTACAGTGCGAAGCACATGGCGAAGCCATCAGATAAACCTTTACAAACCTAGATCAAAACCAACAATGAGTCAGCAGATGACCTTGAATAAGGTTGATTTGGCCTCTAGGTGGGTTGAATAAGGCTTTTGTGGGGTTGAAATGTGCCTCCCTACACAACCCACTTCAAAGACTTGACCAGGGACTACGGAGAGCCTGTAGCGAGCTTACGGAGGCCCGGGGGGCGGAAAGTGGGTACTTCATATCCGGTTAGACCTGGGCGTGGGTATTACTATTATCCCTTCACACACCCGATACCCTAAGAAAATCCCAACGAAAAAATTATGAAAAATTTTACACCCAGGGGAGGCCTTCCGAGGGTATTATGGCGGGCTCAAAAGAAGGTTATATTACTTGGGAATACTTGGGCCTACTGTAAACCTAAAGTATATCGGAAGACGAGCTATTGACAAATGCTAAAAAATATGATATACTAGAGATGGTAGGACAAGCCGATACTTATTAAATAACAATCACAAAATAAGGATTGAATGAACTACTTAAGAATATCAAGGCCCACTGAGGTTTTAAAGATATTAGCAATAACTATATTAAAGTAACAATGAAGCAACACAAAATTGATATTCTTGAGAAAGCAAATCTTGGAATATTAAAACTATTATCAAGGCCATTGAGCCCAACGAGGACAATACAATGAAAAAAATAATGATACTTCACAAAGTCTATTCTATTATTGAGCCAGATAGATTATTAGATTCTGATCCTGATATGAATGATTCTAATGCTGATGCTTATTGTGATCTTATAACAAAAGTTATATGTATCCCGCGTAGAAGTGAAGAAGGAGTTTTACATTCAGAGGCCTACCGCCAGGAATTATTAGAACATGAGATTATTCATGCATTGTTATATGAGAGTGGTAATACTCCTGAACAACCTGGTGGAAGTGAAGAACTAGTAGAACTAATTCGGTTCATATCAAGTTACATTAGAGTAACAGGGGTGAGTGAATGCTTGTAATAATTAAGTTTTTAGTTATATGTGTGTTGATGTTATATATGTATAATAATTCTACTGAGTTGAGAACTAAGCTTTATAATAAGATTTATATACTGACTCATAAGAGCGATAATTCTGGCCCACCAGAGAGTGTTAAAATGAACTATGCTGACCTAGCAGATGTTTATAGAGTTCCTATGCAGGGCTCTGGAAAAGAGATAGAAGAATTTAATGATCTTAATAAATATACTGCTGAGGTTTTTGATGAAGAGAATTATAATCCACCTACTGGAATTTATACTCACAGCTCAGAAATAGAGGACGACGGGTTTGATCAGGTGGATATATATGATAACGAAGTGGCAAAATAAATACAACGACATTCGTTGGAGGTGACTATGAACGTGTATGAAAGAGTAATGGAATTAATAGAGGATGCAAAGGTTCATTTAATGGACTATGAATTATTTTTAGAAAAATTATCTTTACTAATGGCAGAAGAAATGGATGATATGAAAGATGAATTAGAGGTCATCAAAGAAAAGGTGGAACGATATGATTAATTATAATGATGGCGAATATCAAGACCTCGATGGAGGTTACTATGAATAAAAAAGAAATCAAAGAGAAACTTAAAGAGAAACCCACTGAAGAAGAAATAGATGAATTAGCATTGACAATAGCAAAAGAGAATCCGGATTATATAAATATATTGTTAACCAAAAGCCCTAGGATAGGTCGGGCAGTTCAATTGTTTATAATGGGAACTCATACAACAGCTCAGATAGCTAGTTTATTACAAGTTACATCTTCTACAGTTAGGAAGTGGTTTAATGATCCAGATATTAAAAAGTATATAGAAGACTTTCAAAGAGAAGAAGCTAATATTGTTAGAGCAAGAATGCACGCTACAAGTGCAGCAGCTCTAGATAAGATGGTTAAGTTACTTGATAGTCCAATCGATGGGGTGGCTTTACAGGCAGCTAAAGATTTACTTGATAGAGCTGGACATAAACCAAAACAGGAAGTTAGAAAGGAAGTTACTATTAAAACATTCGAACAACAAATATTAGATTTAGTTGATGTTGAGGATGTTGAATATGAAGAAGTCGATGACGACGAAGAGATTGATATCGACAATATGGAGGATGAGGAATAATGGCACTTAATATTATCGATATAAGTTTTCAAACATGTTTAAATGCAGATTTGGATGCTGAAGCGGGATTACCAAAACCAAAGCAAACTGAAGGAATGATTCTATTAGTAGTAGATGACCCACAAGCTGTTTACATTTATCATGATGGTGCATGGATTGCTTGGACATTATAGGAGGTGAGATAAATGGGATATAATTTATTTAATCCGATCGGCCTCGGAATATTAGGAAAATTAAAACAAGGTGGTGCAGAAGAAGAACCAGCCGTGTTATGGGATGGAACATATAGAACTAGTACTTTTGTAGCTAGTCCAAATGTTATATTTAACGATCAAGGTGCTGGTTTATTAACTATATTAATTGATGTAAGTACTTTAAGTGTTAACGACGTTATAAGAGTTACAGAATCTTCAAATGGTGATAGGTTTAGATTTGCTGGTCTAGTTGAATTAATTAGTGAATTGCCAATTCAAGGTGGCGGTACTTCATCTGTTGCTTATGTTGCAGGTGCATATTCAGATTTATCAGCCGACCCATCTGCACCATATGAATATGAATTTACAATTCCTGCGGGAGTTAATACAGTAGCGTTTTATATGTCTACAGTTGGTTCACAAATTGTAACTTCTGTGGAGGTATTATAATGGCAAAGAATATAATTGATATTAGTACAACTAGATGCCTAAATTCACAATTATCCGCAGAAGTAGGAATACCAGTGCCAAAACAAAAAGAAGGAGCAGTATTATTAGTAATGGACGATCCACAGGCTGTTTATGTTTATCATAATAATATGTGGTATTTATGGGGTAATACTGAACTTGCTTTATTGGTTGAATGTGGATTAATGCTTTTAGTGGAACCAGAAACAGATGTACTTGCTGATAACTATGATTTCGTAGTATGTGATGTTGCAGGTACACCTACTGGTGGAGACTTTGAAGCTGGCACATATATAAAAATATCAGCGTTTTTCCAAGATGTATATGATGCTGATACAACAAATATATTATATGAAGCAAATGAAGATATTAAAATATTAGCATTTGATACTTTAGATAATATAACTAATCAACAATTATGGGTAACTATAAATAAACAAACAATAGGTTTCACATCTGAAGCAATAGTAAGAAATTCAGGTTGTGATTCTAGATTTAGAGAATACTTTGAATTAAATGAATTTTATCTTGTACAAACTTCAGAAGGTAGTGGAGAATATGAACTATATCTTGTGGATGATGGTACTGGTACTTTTGTTCCATTTATGGTATTGAAAGAGGGGGTGACTTTTAGCTAATGGCTCATGAATCGAATTTAACAGGTGATTTTTTAGATGAACAATTAACGAATAGTTTCAATACACCTATTGGTGGTAGGGCAATTAAACTTAAAAACCTAACTGGAGCCCCATCAGTTAAAGGTACACTTGTGGAGGCAAATGAAACAACCGAAGATGGATTTGAAATACTATCTGACCTATATGATTGTATCGGTATAATATATGAAGATGGAATAGCTGATGGTGAAGATTGTTGGGTGGTGGTTTCTGGAATAGCAGAGGTATTATTAAAAGATACTACAACCTCAACTACTGGTAATTGGGTAAAAGCTTCTGACACAGACGGTAGAGCAGATGCAACATTAGAATTACCTAGTGGTGGTACTCTTCCACAACTTCAAGAACATTTTCAAGAGATAGGACATTGTATAGAAACTAAAGTAGCTGGTACAGATGTGCTTGCTAAAATAGTATTACACTTTAACTAGGGGGTGAAGTGATGGCACATGAATCAAATAACACAGGTATAGAAATGGATGGATTGAGATATAGAGGGTTTTTTGCATTAATAGTAGCAGACAATTTAACATTTATAGCAGACGATACTTATTATGCGATACCTGGCGTATTTACTGATGCTGGATTATCATATAAATTTACATCAGGTGTAGATGGAACTTTAACTTATAACGGTGAAGATGGTGTTATTAGGGTAGATGGTACGTCAGATGTTTCAATTGATAGTGCAACTGTAGTACACGTATCATATATATTATATAAAAACGGCTCACCTATATTAGGAACAGAAACACCTCATGGATTTAGCAATCAATCTAGGACTGAGAATATTTCTATAACAGGTTTAATTGACGTTGAGAATGGAGATATCTTCCAGGTATTTGCAAAATGTGATGTAGCTGGTAAGATAATGGCTATAGAGACTTTAAATGTAGTTCTTCAAAAAATATAGGAGGGAATAATGAAATATAAGTGGAATAAAAAAACTTTATACTTAATACCTCCTAAGAAGCTTACTAAAGAGCAAGTAATCCGATGGAGAATTGTTCATGATAAAAAATGGTATATTGAGAACTTCCTTAAGATTAAAAATAAGGAGGCTCAATTAATTCCATTTATATTTAATAAAGCTCAGATACTTGCTTACACAAAATATTTAGAATGTATGAGAGATGGTAATATTCCTAGATTTATATTTCTAAAGAGCCGACAGCAAGGTATAAGTACTTGGACTGAGGCTATGATGTTTCATGATACAGCGGTTAATAAATTTAAAAGTACATATATAATAGCACATGAAGGTGATGCATCAACAAACTTATTTAATATGAGTAAATTATATTATGATGAATTACCTAGAATAATTAGACCATTGAAATCTAAAAGTAATGAGAAAGCTTTAGTATTTGAGAATCCAGATAAAGATTCAGTTGAAAGAAATGACGCTGACCCAGGACTTAGAAGTAAGTTCGCAATAGGTACAGCTAACGTTAAAGAAGCCGGACGTTCTGGTACTTATCATAATGTTCATGTATCTGAGGCAGCCTTCTTCCCAAATCCTGAGAAGACAGTTGCAGCTCTAATACAAACAGTACCTGATGCAATGAATACTATGATAGTAATTGAATCAACAGCCAATGGTATTGGTGGATATTATCATGAGCAATGGTTATTAGCTAAGAATGATCCTACGTGTGATTTTATACCTATATTTTTACCTTGGTCATTTGATCCAACTTGTACTAAGCCATTTAAATCTGAAGCTCATAAACAAACTTTAATAGAAGAAGTTAGTAGAAGTTTTGTTGATTATAAAGAAGATATTGTTAGAACAGAAGAGTTTATGTTAATGGAAGAATATAACTTGACTTGGGAACAGTTGAATTGGAGAAGGTGGGCCATAGCAAATAAATGTTTTGGTGATACTGATATATTTAAACAAGAGTTTCCTATCAATGATAGAGAAGCCTTCCTAAGTTCTGGTAGACCTAAGTTTAGTATACCTGTTTTGAGAAAGTATCTTACAGTTGCTAAAAGGGGTGAACTAGGTTATATCGACTCAAAACTTGGTGCTATAAAATTTAGACAAGATGACAGAGGTTATGTAGAAATATGGGAGCAACCACAAAGACATGACCAATATTATATTGGTGCTGATGTTGCCGAAGGATTAATGACTGGTGACTATAGTTGTGCTTATGTATTAAATCAGAAATTTGATATTGTTGCTGTATGGCATGGACATATTGACCCAGACCTATTTGGTATTGAATTAATTAAACTTGCTAGATACTATGGAAATGCATTCTTAGGTGTTGAAAAAAATAATCATGGATACACAGTTTTAAATGTAATTAAAAAAATGGAATATTGGAATATATTCTATGAAACAAGATATGATCAAATAACAGATAAGAGGTCTAAGTCATTAGGTTGGAATACAGGAAAAAAGACAAAACCACTAATGATAAATAGATTAGCTGAATTTATTAGAGAGATATATTTAAAGATATATGATAAAGAACTTATAAAAGAACTTATGAGTTATGTAATTGAACCTAGTGGTTCTACAAATGCCCAACTTGGTTGTCATGATGACAGAGTAATGGCTTTAGCAATAGCTTTACAAATGGCATTGCAAGGACTTGATGAGGCATATATTCCTCAAGAAGATTCTAGTAATACAAATCATGATTCACCAAACAAAGAAGTATCAAGATAGATACGGAGGTAAAACCAAATGGCTAAAGAAAAAAAGATGACAGATGCCCAAATGCAAGAGGGTATTATATCTAGTTGGGTATTACAAAAGTTTAATGAAGCTCGCTCAAATAAGCTTTCAAGAACACAATTAGATAAGGCTTGTATAGATGCTTATAATGGAGATACAAAAGTTACTAAGCCTGATTATGCTAGTAATCATATTTCTAATTATATACATGCAACATTAGAAACTATAAGACCAATTATGACAGATAATAACCCTAAGTTTCAAGCATTGGCTAGAAATAGCGAAGGTAAAGATAAAGCTTCTAAAGTTCAAACAGCTCTTGATTATGAGTGGGATAGAAGTAAAATGAGTATCATGTTACCTAAAGCTTTAACAACAGCTTTAACTACTGGTACTGCTATTATATATTTACCTTGGAATAAGAATAAAGATAAGAAAGGTCAAGTTACACCAATACTTGTTGACCCTATGAACTTCTTCCCAGACCCAATGGCCACTACCATGGAGGATGCAGATTGGATTATATATTCCACTTATAAAAACGTTAATATTGTTAAGAAATTGTTCCCAAATAAAGCTGAGTTCTTGAGCGGAACTGGCGTATCTGATCCAGACTTAGTTTCACAGAAAACCACTGCTTCAGTTAATAATCAAATTTTAATATTAGAATGTTGGTGTAGAGATCATACTGAGGTTGCTGATGGAACAGATGAATATGGTAATGAAAAGAAAAAGAAAAAATATCCTAGAGGTAGAGTTATCACAGTAGCTCCACAACCAGGTATTGTTTTAAAAGATAGACAGAATCCTTATAAGGATGGTAAATTCCCATTTGTATTATTTAAAGATTATGACGTTCCATTTAAATTCTGGGGTAGCGGTGATGTAGAACAATTACTATCTCCACAATTCTCATTAAATGAATTGAACAATGCAGTTATAGATAATGCTAAGCTTACTGCAAACTCTCCTTGGTTAGTTGAGAAGAATGCAGGTATTCCTAGAAATTCATTGACAAATGAACATGGTCTTGTTATTAGACACAACCCAGGTACTATTGTTAGAAGATTGGAAATACCTACAATGCCTAATTATATTCAGGCAAAGATTGATGAGATGAAGAATGATATTGAATCAATTGCAGGAATTCATAATTCTACTAGAGGTCAAGCTGGAGATTCAGTTGTTGCAGCTCAAGCTATATTAGCATTACAAGAAGCTGGTCAAGCTAGAATTAGATTAAAAGTTAGAATCATGGAACAATCATTAGCTCAGTTAGCTAATATGTGGTATGCGAGAATGCAACAGTTTTGGAAGAGTGATAGAATAGTTTCTATGAGCGATATCAATGGTAAACTAACTCAAGATACAATTACTCCTCAAGACTTAACTGCTGACTTTGATATTATAATTACTGCAGGCTCAACAATGCCAGTTAATAGAAATGCTATGTTAGACCTTATGATTAGACTTGGTCAAACAACTGCTGAAGATGGATTACCTATGGTTGATAGAGAAGCTATTATGGAATTCGTTCCTATTAATAATAAGCAAGATGTTCTTGCTAGAATGCAACAAAGAGCTGAGGGTCAACTTAATCAAGAGGCTGAAGCTATGGAACAACAACTCAATCAAATGGTTGAGATGGTTACTGCATTAACTAAGCAAGTTGAAGATTTAACTGCTGAACATGATAAACTTAAACAAAAAGAATCTGATGCCAAGCTAATGAGAAGAGGCTATGAACAAGGCCAATCTGACCAGGGCTTGACAGATGACGATATTAATGGTATAATAGAAGATGAGAAGACGATCCCTGACGAAATACTAATGGAGATCGAGACACTATCTGACGAAGAGATACAACAATTATTGTCTGTATTCCCTGAGTTAGACAAGATAATTGCGAGCAACTCATAAAGGGACTCGCTATGGAGGACAATTAAATGACAGTAGAAAACAAAACGAACTCACAGGTTGATGGTGAACAATCGGATTTAGTAGAACTTCCTGATGGAACAACTGTAAGCGTTGATGAACTTATGAATGGTTATATGAGACAATCAGATTATACTAAAAAAACTCAAGCTTTAGCACAAGAAAAGCAAGCCTTAAGTGTGACTAATGCTAATCAACAAGTTGACGAATCACTCAACTCCGACCCGGAAAGGAGCAATGAGAATGTTGAAATGACTAAAATGTTTTTAGACATGAAGATGGCTCAACTTAAAGTAATACATGGTGAATCATTTGATGAGGTGGCTGTACTTAATAAAGCATCTGATATGCTTAATAAAGGAATTAAGCCGACTGATATAGATTTTGATTTCATTGCAAGAGGCTTATCGACTAGTAATGACACTGACGATTTAGAAGCAAAGATTAGAGCAAAACTAATTGCTGAAATGAACAATGTTGGTGTTGACACTTCAAGTATTATTTCTGGCGCAGATACTGGTGGAGATGTAGAGGATGGTACATTTGGACTTAGTCCTGATGAACTTGAATACTGCCGCAAGACTGGTGAAAAACCTGAGATATATTCGAAGTGGAAATTTAGAAAAAATAGATAAAGAGGTGAATAGGAATGGCTACAATCCCTGTAGTACCAACTACTTCCAATTCTCATTATTCGACACCGTTCGCTCTTTTACTAGAGCCTAGATTCGCAAGAATTTTCTTTGACGAATATAATGAAATTGAAGAACAATTTTCAAAAGTATTTAATGTAAAAACTTCTAACCGTGCTGTTGAAAGAGAGTATGGACTTGGAGACTTTGGTGATTGGGTGGCAAGAGCTGATGAATTTAGCACAGTATCTTACCAAACACTTTCTCCTGGTTTAGAGAGAGCTTACACTCACACTGCATTCACATCAGGTTTCATGGTAACTCGTGAATTATATGATGATGAAATGTATAACCAAATGGATAAATTCCCTAAGAACTTAGCTAGAGCTGGTAGAGCGAAAGTTGAGAAAGACGCAATTACTGTTTTAGTAAATGCATTCTCAGAAGACGTTGGCGGTACTGGAGTATCTGCAATTTATGATGGTAAAGCATTATGCGCAGCAGATCACCCATTATTAGATTCAGCTGGAGTTAATGATAATTTAATGTCAGGTGCTTTCACAGAAGCTAACTTGAGATTAGCATTATTGAAATTTAGAGCATTAACTAATGAGGCTGGAAACTTAATCGTTATGAGAGCTAGCAAGCTTATCATTCCACCAGCATTAGAGTACACTGCTAGAGTAATTTTACAATCTCAATTATTACCAGGCTCTCCAAACAATGATTTAAATATCATGAAAGGCGCTTTAGAGATAGTTGTTATGGACTATTTAGGAGCAGCTTCTACAGGAGATTCAGCTACTGACGCTTATTGGTTCTTACAATCGCCAGAGCATGAATTGAATTTCTTCTGGAGAGTAATGCCAGAGTTCAAGGCTATGGAAGAGTTCGATAACTTCGTGGCTAAGTATAGAGGTTACATGAGATATTCTTATGGAGTATCTGACTTTAGAGGAATCGTAGGTTCTCCTGGAGTATAAGATTTAGATTGACATTTAGTGCGAAATGTGCTATACTATAATTAGGGAGGGAGATTAACTCCTTCCCTTTTTTATTTAAAATAAGAGGTGAAAATAAATGGATAAATGTGTTATATGCGGAAAGCCAGGGGCTTATAAAGTTAAAGAAGTTACTGCTGCTGACGTTCAAGTTGAAACTATTACAGCAACTGCTGGTTTAGTTGAAGCACAATTACAAGTTGAAACAATTACCTGTACCGCTGGTGAATCAACAGGTGCTGGTAACATTACAATGACAATTACTTCTGCTGGCATGACTAATTCTCCAAAGGATGTTATAGTTCCAGTTGTAGAATCAGATGATGTAGATGCTGTAGGTTTAGCACTCAGAACAGCTTTAGAGGCTGACGAAGATGTTATTAGTTTCTTCACAGTTAGTGGAGCAACTGACTCAGCTATATTAACAGCTATTACTGCGGCGGCAGATGACGCTACATTGGCATTTGGTTTTGTTGACACAGACACTACTGGTGTTACGTTTGGAGCTTCTACAAATACCACTGCTGGAGCTGCTGACTTAGCTGGAAATATTACAATGACTATTACATCAGCTAATTTAACTGGTTCTCCTTTAGCAATTGTTATTGCTTTAGATGATGAATATACAGTTACTGATGTTGCTACAAAAGTTAAAGCGGCTTTAAACGCTAATGAGGCAATTGTTGATACGTTCGTTGTTGATAGCGTTGCTGGTTTAATTTCATTAACAGCTATAACTACTTCTGTAAATGATGCTACGTTAGCCTTCGGATTTGTTGATACAGATTCAACAGGTGTTACATTTGGAGCAAGTACTAATGCATCGGCTGTTCCAGGAAATGTATTAGGAACTACAGTTCATTATTGTGAAGCGCATACACTTAATGCAATCACAGATAATGCTAAGAGTTTTAATATAGAAAAGCAAGGCTATACAAGAGATAGAGAAATCTTTGCTAGAACTGGTGGATATATTGAGCCAGCAACTAGTTAATTGGAGGTGAAACAGAATGACAAGATTGGAATTAGTAGTTAGAGCTGGTAGACGTTTAAGAGATACAGCTCATACTCATTATACAACTGATCTGTTAGAGGATGCGATTAATCAAGGAATTGATAGAATCAAACAAGAGGTTGCTGTTCTTCGTGGAATGGTTGCTTTACAAACTGATTCTGATGTGCCTATTTTACTTCCAGATTATATGCATGAGATGTTAAGTATTTATGCACAAATGAGAGCTTTGGAAATGGACGAAAAACTTTATGAATCCAGAATTGCTAATAACGAATTTGAAGTTAAATTAGCCTCGCTTAAAGGCGAGATATTATCTGGAGAAATTATTATAGTAGATTCTGAGGGCGTTGAGATAACTGTTGATTATACTAAAGAACAAGTATATGATACTTATTATGAAGGCATTCCTTATGACACATCAGCAGATGGGCGTTATGCCACTGATGATAGAGAAGAATACGAAACTACCGGAGACGGTAAAACAGTAGTTGGTTAGGAGGTGACCTATGATACATTATCAAAAGAATCCCGCACCTAGAGATATCATAAGTCCTTTTAACTTTGATGATTTTTCTGGCGGGCTCAATAATAAAACTGAACTAAACGATAATCAAGCTAGAGCTTGCCTTAATATAAGTTTTGCTAGTGATAGACAAATACAAAAAAGATTAGGTATTTATGCTTCAATTACTGAGCATGGTACTAGTACAAATGATATAACTTGGATAGGTGAATATAAACCTTATACTGGTGCTAATCAATTAGTTACATTTACTTTAGATAAAGTAGTAATAGGCGCTGTGGAATTTGACATTCCTAATGCCGCCTATGGTGTAACATTTTTGGACCAGTTCTTCTTCGTTGATGGATTGGGCATATGGGTTTATGATGGAACAACTATGAGACGTATGGTAAACCCTGGTACTTACACACCAGCTCCACCTCCAGCAGTTATAGGAGTTTGGGTTAATGATGACGGTACTAATCCTAAGCAAAGATGGTATGAACCTTGTGAAGCACAATTAGATGATGCAGAATTAGGAGAGGGTATTATTCCTGAGAAACCTTCATTGATTGCTACTAGACTTGGTAGATTATATATTAGTGGAGCAGAGGATGATCCAAATAATGTTTATATCTCAGATATTGAGAATGGATTCTATTGGCCTGTAGTGCTACCACTTCAACCAAATCCTAATGGAGAAATTGTAACTTGTTTAATTGAGTTCATGGATACTATGGTAGTTGGTAGAGAAGAAAGTGTTTATGCTATATTTGGTAATACAAATGAATCTGATGGTGGCGATGAGATATTTAGAATGAAACTAATTCAAACTCATGCAGGAATGATAAATCAAGATTCAGTTCAGAGAATGCATAATTATTTAGTTTATGTCGGTTCTGATGGAATAATTTATAGAATGATTACTCCTTTAACTGATGTTAGATATATTACTACAGACGTACTTAGTAGAGATGTTGATTTACTTCGACCACCTATTAATATGTCGTTAGCTGAATTAAAAAATTCAAGAGCAATATTCTTTGAGGATGAGTATTACTTATCTGGAGATTCATTAACAATGGTTTACAATTATAGTGAATTAGCTTGGACGCCTTATGACATAGCTCCAACTGCAATCTATAATAATGCCGGAACAATGCTTATGGGTGTTGCTGGAGTAGACCAAGAGATTTACACTTGGCATTCTGTAGATGATACGGATGCATACACAGATGTAATCGATGGTGTTGATATTGCTATTAGTGCTTACTGGACAAGTAAGAGATTTAGCTTTGATAGTTCAACTTATTACAAACACTTTAGAGAAATATTTGCAGTTGTTACAACTTATACTGCATTCGTAAGTTCAATAAAATTGAGCTTCGAGATAGACTTAATAGATGTTACGAACCTATTAGAATTCAAAGCCAATGTTTCCATTTGGGGAATTGCAGCTTTTGGAGATATGTTCTTGAGTAAAGACATAGCTGCTAGTGTTCCAACACAAATAGGAGAGAGAGGTAGATACTTGTCTTTCACTATAGCTAATGATGCAATGAATGAACCATTTAGGTTACATGAGGTTGCAGGAGATTATATACTACGAGGGAGGCGAAAATAAATGGCTACGATTGATGTAATTGTTATACCTTATCCAGACTTTGAGGATGGAGACATTATAAACTCTGAGCAGTTTGATGCTAATAATCAAGCTATTAAAGATAAAGTAAACGAAATCATAGAAGAATTAAATACAAACGTAGCTAAGGAAGGTAATTACCTTGCTACTGATAACACAACACCATTCACCCCAGATCAACCTTATGAGCCATCTACAAAGAAATACGTAGATGATGTGGCTGAAGCTACAGAACTTACAGTTACAGAATATACTGACCTTCAGATATCTAATGTCGAGGCTGGTATGGTAACTGAAACTACCATCACACAATCATTGTCATATGAGAAAGCAACAATTGCTTCATTGACAGTTGACCAATTGGATACTTCTGATGCTGTTGAATTATATAGATCATTCCAGTTAGGTGAGATAGATGAGACTGCTAGTAAAGTTAATATACGATTTATGGAATTAGAAGATCAAAACTTTAGTTTTATAAATGCAGTATACGTTGGAGATGATGGTGGAGTTCCACAAACTGTTCAAGTAATTGATAGAGATAGCAATCCAGTTTATTGGACAGATGAAACAAGAATTCAAATAACTACTGAAGTAACTAGTTATCCTGTTACAATTTATGAGTATGATTATAATACTCGTATGAAATGGTACTTTGATCAAGATCATGTAAGTCTTATTCCTAAGATTGAAATGGGTGAAGGAGTTGGCAACCCAACTTATCCTGAGCGTGGTAGAGGTTATATTTATAAAGATACAGAAGGAGTTATAGTTGAATATATCAAAGCCGATGGTACTGTGATTAATATTACATTAGGCGAAGATGGTATTATTCAAGATGGAGAAGAAGGAACTAAAAGTTTAAGAAATGTTTCAATTGATACTACAGAACCAACATCACCTCAAGATGGTGATTTATGGATAGATACTAACTAGGAGGTGACACATGGCAATCTTAAAAAGATGGAATGGAAGTGAATGGCTTGATGTTACCTCTATAAAATATTATGATGATGCTTGGCTTGATGTAGCTGTTATGAAATATTATGATAGTGGTTGGATTGATATAAACTTTATTAGCTTATGGAATGGTATATATTACGAATCAATTGTCACTCCACCAGCTACAATTGATTTAGGTATATACCCAACATCTAAAACACTTTACATTGATGTATCTGAACTTGAACCAGGTCGTGAAGTTAATATCACTGTAGATGTTGCTGGTAATAGAGGTAGAACAACTCAATTAACTGAATTGGTTTCAGAAATACCCGCAACCGGAACTATTAATACAGGTATAAAGGGCTTGGACGTTGGTGGAAAAAGCGTCTATAGAATTGCAAAGTCTTTCTCAACTATAAACACATTTTGTTTATACTTTGCTTTTGAATTACCATTATCACTTGTTACAGGAATTGAAATATTACCGGAACGTGTGCCTCTTTGGGATGGTACAGTATATATGGGTACTTATGCATCGGCTGGTAATGTTGTCATTAATGACGCATCATTCCCAAATTATGAATCTATTCTTATAAATGTTTCTCACTTAACTGCTGGTGAAGTTATAAGAATTACACAGTCTTCAAATAATGGTCGATATAAAATATGTGGTATTGCAGATGCAATAGGTTCTTTACCGCTTGATGATGGGGAACCATCCGGAGCTATTGCTGGTATTGGTTATTTAGAGTTATCAGAAGATGCATCTGCTCCATACGAATATGAGTATACTATTGTTGCTGGAACAAATACCATATGTTGGTCTTATTCAACCACACCAACTGCAGGTATAGTTACATCAGTAGAAGTATTATAGAGAGGTGATATAATGTTAATTAACATGGTTGGTAATATACAACTCAGAAAGAATTTTAATCTTATTGAGTTTATAAACAAATTAGATGGTAACAGCGTTATGTTGCCCGATCCAAAGTTATTAGATGGTCTACAATATACTAGAGATAGAATAGGATCAATGATGATAACTAGTGGATTTAGAACAATTAGATTTAACAAAGCTGTCGGAGGTAGCCCTAATAGTTATCACTTGAAAGGACTTGCCGTGGACTTCAAAGGGAGCCTCTATAGATTTGGTAAAACAAACCTTATAGGTATCTTTAAGAAAGCTGGATTTACAAATGTTAAATTTTATTATAGGAAAAATAGTAGAGGCAATTACTATTTACACAGGTGTCATGTGGACGTAGGGCCAACATGGAACGGAAAGGACTTTTGTGTGCTAGCAAATAAATATGAGTAGAGGTGATAATTAATGGCACTAGTAATAGATGATAATGCAAATAAAATAGTTACACCTTCTACTGGTTTAGGTAAAGCTATTGTTGATAGAATAAAAGCGGAGAATGGAAGTACTACTACATCTACCGCCGCACCCGCAACTGGCACAGGGTTAGTTGGTGGAGTTACTGTTGGAACTACTGGTCCAATTGATGAGATAGTTGCAGGTAATGCAATTGCTGAGAAAGGCCCAGGGTCTGTTGCAGGTACTATAGATGCTGTCACAGGCGATACAAATGGTGATGGTGTAGTAACTGATGATGACACAACACTGGCTTCCGCTATTGACGACTATATTGCTAAACTTAGCGAATCCAATAGATTAGCTGAAGAAGGTGCAATTGGAAACCTTCAAGCTGAAGAAACAATTGCTATTCAGTCTCAAGAGGAGGCTAGAGCACAAGCTGAACAAGATTATTTAGATAATTTAGAAAGAATTAATAAAGGCGTTTTTGATGAAACTCAAAGAGGTAAAGTTAGTTCTCAACGTAGAGGTATTGCAAGTTCTCAACAAGCCGAGGGTATTGCCCAAGGAATTGCTAGAGAAGGCTTAGGTCTTAGATTTAAGAATGACCAAGATAGAACAACTAGACTTGGAAATATAACTGATAGAATATCTGCAATTAAAACTTCAACAGCTCAAAAGATTACAGCCGCTGGTTCTGAGAGGGCCGCTGCTGATGCAGCCGCTGCCGCTAGAGGACAAGAGATTGGTATACAACGACAGTTCCAAGTTGAAGATAGAGAAGATATTCAAGAATTCCAAATTTCTCAACAAGCACAAGATTTTGAGAATCAACTTGATTTGATAGATGTAAACTTTGCTAATGTTTTAGAGAAGACTGATGTAGATTTTAGAAATTCATTTGCGATGGCTGCTCAACAAAATCAATGGAATGTTGATAGAGATGCAGTTAATAACGCTGCCGCCCTTTATAGACTTGGTGTTGGTAATGATAATGCTATGAAGATGATGGGATTACAACAGAAGTTTGATTTTAGAATGGCAAATTTTAATGTTAAGCAACAAGAAAAAATTTCTACTTTAGATTTCGAAAGAACTAAAGAATTAGCAGAACTTTCTGAAACAACTCAAATCAACCTTATGAATAAAGGTGCTGAGATTTCTAAAGAACAATTAGAATATCAAGTGTTTATGAATTACAAGATGGAAGAACTTGGTGGTTTTGATACAATTACAACACCTCAAGATTTAGCTGATGACGTATATGAAAAATACGATGACGCAATATTCTGGACTGAAGTTCTATCTCCTAAATGGTTTGGTATTGAAGATAAGAATGTAAATGAAATAACTAAACCTGAAATAGATAAAGCTATTGATGCTAAGTCAGGCGAGTTGAAAGATTGGATTACTGCTATGGGTGGTAACAATGCTACTGATTCTGAGTCTGCAAGTGCTTGGGAAAAAGTTAAATCATTTATTAATATAGGTAAATAATTGGAGGTAAGATATGGCTTTTGGAAATGAACTATTCAATCAATCTGCATATGAGAAAAAGAAGGAAAGTGTTAAGGCCGAACCCATTCCAGGGTTTGGTTCTTATACTAGAAGCGATCCTGTAAGTAAAACATTCAAGCCATCTCAACCTCAAACATTTACTAATGTATCTAATGATTATTATTCTAATTGGAAGGCTCAATCTAGTTATGGTCGTTCAGGCCTTGATAGAGTCTTTGATGCATTACAAGTTGGACAATATGCTGTGGCTGGTGGTGTTAGAGGATTCATTAAACGTGATGGTTGGGTGTTTAATCCATTCACAATTGGTTCTCGTACAATAGATGCTTTAGGTGGAGTTATTGGTGGTCTTAGAGCTGCTAATCCGTTAGGTAAAGGATTTGAAGAAGGCGAAGCTAGTTTTACAGATGTATTCTCTGAGATGGGATGGAACCCTACCTCAAAACTCGGTAAGGTTGCTAGAGGCGTTGTTGGCTTTGCTGGTGATGTATTACTTGATCCATTAACTTATGTATCAGGTGGTACTAGTGCGTTCTTAAAAGGAACTCAAACAACAGCCAAGGTCGGAGCTAAAGTTAGCGCTGAATTAACTGAAAAGTTTGGTAGAGAAGTTGCTGAGAAATTAGCTAAGAAAGCTGCCGCTAATGCAGGTAAAGGTTTGACTCATGATATAGCTAGAAAGACTTTATTTGATATGGGTGAAAGTATAACTGAAAAAAGTATTGATGACTTTATTAAAAGAGTTAATAAACTAGCAGGTGTTGGTCAAAGCCTTGGTGATAACTTATCTTATGGTATTGGTAAACATAAGAAGGTTGTTGTAAATGAAGATGTTTTGAGAATGCTTGGTGATAAAACAGTTGCTCCTTATATAAATTCTATTCCAAATATTATTCAAAATAATGGAGTATTTAAAAAATTAGACAATAGAGCCGCTATTAAAACTCTTGCTAAATATGACATAGGTCAAACAGCTAGAACATTAGCCGCTCAAGATATTAGAAATAGACATTCAGTTAGCCTTGCTAAAGGAATAGTTTCTAGTAAGCGTAAGATGGCAAAACTTGGTGCTGGCCTTACTAAGGACCAACAACTTAGAATTGTTGATATATTAGATGATACTGATTTATGGAGAGAGAAATTAGTTACAACTGGTTTAATTGATAATGAATTTGGTAGAAAGTTAATCACAAAATATTCTAAAGAATTAGACGAGTCTACTAAACTTGTTGATTATTATGATGACCTTGTGAGACAGAAATCAACTCTTGTTGATGATGAAGATAAACTTATATCTGCTATGTCAAAACTTGAGAGAGGTAATGCTACTGCTGAATTAAACAAAGCTAAAGAGTTCAGAGCATTACTTGTTGATAATCAAAAGAAGATTAAACAAAGTTTATTTGATATTAATAACGAAGCTAAAGATCAAATTGCAAAACAGAAAGTTGTTCAATATAGAAATAAATATAATGTCGATGGTAAATTCCTTAACACACCTTATGGCTTTAGAAAGGCTGGTGATATATTACGAGGTGCTGATAATACAAGTTACAGCTTTAATGATTATCTTAATAAACCTATGAGTGATATTAGTAAAGGTTATGCTACAAGTAGTAAATCTGTTAATACATTTTTAGAAGTTAAACGTGGTAATGAAACTATGTACAATAGATTATCTGATGTTATAAATAAAAATTCTGTATTGAAGAATGATTTTGATATGATGCCTTTGAGAACTTCATTAACCGATGACCAACTCAAGAAGGCTTTAGATGTATATGCTAATGGAACAGCCGATGAGTTCTTTGATTATTCTAAAACATTACGTGAAGGATATGATGAGGCCAAATCAATAGCCGAAGTAGAGCTTGATGAGAAGTTAGTTGGGCTTGCAGATTTAACTGGTGATGATTTAACTAAAGCTACTAAGAAAGCACAAACTGAGAAATTCCAAAGAATAGATGAACTTATTATTAATGAGCCCGAAAGATTAGACCTATTTATTAAAAATATAGATAAGTCTGATGCCTTAATAAAAACATCTAAACAAAAAGCTGCTAAAGGTAAAAACTGGAACGAATTAGTTGACAAGCGTAAAAAATTAGAATCTCAATTAACTAATGATACTATTTCTAACGAGGGTATAGTTGAATTAGCTGAGATTAATAAAATTATGTCTGAGAGAAACTTCAAGCTTTCTCAAAACAATTTAATGACTAAAGCCCAAGTCGATGCTACTGATATGTATTCAACTCTTAGTAAGTCTGAGGTTGAAAATATATTGAGAAGTGATTATCCAGGTGGCTTCACACGAGCCCAACGACATGCTGAGTTTGATCCTTGGGAAGATATAGATAATATATCTCAAAAGGCTGGTGATACTGAAGTATTTTCTGAAGCTTTATTAGAAGGTTCTGATTTAATCAAGCCTTATAACGATAGCACTACTAAAGCATTTACTAGAGCACAATATGATGCTGATGATTTAGATATACTTTATAAGTCTGATGATGAATTAGAAAAGTTAATAGATGAATTTGAATTAGGTGATGGTAAAAGTATTGGTCAAGCATCTCCAATGGAATTGCGCAAGGCCGCTGCATTTGATAAGGTTACTGAGAATACTATGAGACCTGAGATTCTTGATGAATTCGCTGACTCAGCAGATTTATTAAAGAGTAAAAAGTATAATAGAGCTAAGAAGTTAGCTGATCAACTTAGAGATAGCAATAAAGCTAAAGCTAGTTATTTTGATGGTAATTTAAATGATTTATTTAAACAAACTCAACAAGAGAATATTGATGCTATAACAGATAAAACTATTAAAGCTGCTAAGGAAAAGAATTATGCACAAGGTGTAATTGATTCTCAAAAAGCTAAAGCTAAGACTTATGATATCACTATTGAGCAAGTTAGAAATTTAGAAGATTATTTAAATATTGATTTTGATTCTGTTGTTAGACAATTGAATGGTATTGATAAAAAACAAGTTAGAAGTTATAAGCGTTCTGTTATGAAGAAGTATTTCCCAGATAAAAAATTGAAAGATTTATCTAAAGCTGAGAAAGAAATCATTGAAGATATTATGGAAGATGGGGTAAAGACTGGCGTCATTCCTCAAATAGATTATGATGTATTCTATGATGAATTATTAGAACGAACTAATGTTAAGATTAGTGAACTTGATGATATTTCTGAAGCTATTGAAGTTAATCTTCAAAAGACCAAAGAGGGCTATTGGGTTCAAAATAAAAAGATATCTCAAAAGATAGAGGCTATTGATGAGACGTTACAAAATCCTGTATTTATTAGAAATATTGATGAAGCCAAGAAATTAAGAATTGAACTTGGTGAAGCTTTCAGAGACAATAAGTTAGATGATTATGCTAGAAGCCAACTCGGAGAATCTTATAATCAATATGTTAATTGGAAAACTGTTCCAGGTACTGAGCTTGCTGATGATTTATTATTAGAGTCTGATGCACCGCTCGTAGATGCTATTAAAAATATTAGAAAAGAACTTGAGTTTATTGGTAATTCAGAGCAATCTAATAAAATCAAATCATATTTCCCACATATAGTTAAACAAAAGCATAGAGATTTATTTAATAATTATGTAGATTTAGTTGAGGATGCTGTTGTAGGTTCTGATGGTAGACCATTTGTTGCTAATCAATTACAACGTAAATGGGAAGGTAGTATTAAACAATTTGAAAAGTCTTGGGATGATTATGTAATTAAAAATAGCAAACCACCTACATTTAAAGATGTGTTTGGTAATGATTCAGGTAACTTTGTTCCTAGAGATTTATTTGAAGATGATCTTGTTAGCGCTTTAACTGAGCGTGCAATACGACATGATAATTATTTATTTGATAAGAAGAATGCCAATACAGTTTGGGAATTAGTTACTAGAGAATATTCTCCTACTAAACTTTTGATTGGAACTGATGTTCCTGTAATTCCTAAAGAAGATTTAATTAAATTCTTTAGAGGTAGCGTACCTGAAGGTCAAGTATTAACATCAGGGTTTATAAATGATAGCCTAGAAGGCCTTGGTATAAAAGTAAATTACAATTCAGAAGATTTATATGCCGAGATTACTCAAGGAGCTGATAGGGCCTTTGGTAAGGTTGGTGAAGATGGTAAAAGAGTTTTTAAAGTTGGAGCTATGGATGATAATGTTAGACAACATTTTAATAAAACATCTAAATATCAAAAGGCTGAGAACGTACAGAAAGTCCTAGATGTGTATGATAAATTCCTACACCTTTGGAAACTTAATGTAACCGTTGTTAATCCTTCATTTCACTCAAGGAATGCACTTGGTAATAGTTTTAATTCTTATCTTGATATAGGCGCTAAGTCATTCTCATTTAAGGAACGTAAAAGAATTGCTAGCATTATGTCTGGTACTTCTGATGAGTTAATAAGTGGGTTTGATGCAGACGAGTTAATGCAAATTGCAACTCAATTAGATGTCCTTGATACTGGTCAATTCGGTTTTGAGATTAGACAACTTATGGAATCTAGTAAGGTTACAAATAGTAAATGGGCTAAGTTTGACCCTAGATCAACTACTGAGTTCATACCATATAAAGCTGGTACTAAGGTTGGTAGTTATATTGAGAATCTTGATAAGATGCTTAATTTTGTACATCATCTTGAAAAGGGTGTTGAACCTAAATTAGCTGCTGAAATGACAAATAAATTCTTATTTGATTATAAGAATGCAACTGTATTTGAGAAGGAAGTATTAAGAAGAGCTATTCCATTCTGGACTTGGGGTAAGAAAAATATCCCACTACAAATGGAACAAGTTATCAAACACCCTGAGAAGTACAGACCATTCGTTAAAGGCCTTCAAGCCCTCGACAGGTCTAATACAGGTGATGAGAACATTAGTTTTGAACGTGGCAGAGATGCTGGAGAATTTGCAGAAGATTGGGTTAGCTTACCGGGAACTGGTGAAGCTGGAGTTAATATATTTAATCCTAACTTACCATTCCAAGATTTATCATTGAGCGTTAAAGACCTTATCGGTAGATTAAGCCCATTCTTAAAAGCTCCTGTTGAGCTGGCATTAGATTATGATTCATATTATGGTACAGAACTTAATAGTAAACTTGGACATATAGCTAAACAAATAGGCCCATTGAGTAACGCTATGAAACTTGGCAAGAAAGAAGGTTATGATAGACGTTTGGAATTGCTTGCTCAGTTAACTGGTTTAAGATTCTTGAATTATGATAGAGAGAAATTTAATTATAGGAAGGTATTAAATGAACTTGAGAGAGACCGTAGATAGCCTGGAGGTGGGTCATGGCTGAAATAACTAGAAGTGAAGTTGAGCTTATTGTAGAGCTTGGTAATGAGAAGGTGAAAGGAGAAATCATGGAGAGAGTTATTCATAATGAAGGTTCTATTGGGGCCAATAAGGATGATGTAGGTGAGATTAAGACTGATATTAAAGCTATCATGAATATTCTCAGAACCAAGGATAAGGTCATGATTGCTACGTTAGTGTCCAGTATAGTTACTGTAATTACATTGATGTTAGGGATCATACTATTTATTCTGTAGGGTGATTGGGGCGTAATAGCCCCTTTTTTATTTTACCATTGTAAGAGAACAACTATACGCATACTATCTATTTTTGCAGATACATATAATCCTTTTAGATTATTTCTAAAATATATTTCTGCCGCTTTTGCATCTCTAGATGAAGCCCATTTTAATAATGATATTCCAACATTTAAATAGTTGTTACCTTTTTTTGCTTCTCTATATATATGTTCTTTTATTTTTTCTAAATCAACATTTTGTTTTATATTTTCTATTGCTTCTTGCATTGCAATAAGTTTACTTGTATCTGTTATTTTTTGTAATTCTTTAATATTTAAATCCATAATTCCTCCTACCAACTAGTATTTATCATCACAAGCCCTACGAACACACAGAAGATTCCTGCTGCGAGTGCGAATGGGTTTGCTGAGAATATTAGGAATATTCCTAATAATAATATTAAAACTCCTATTAAATATCTTTTATCATTCATCGTTATCCTCCTGAATATTATATTTGATTTTGAATAGTTCTTCTTGTCTGATCAATCTTGCTTTGTACCATTTTAATAATCGTTCTTTTTGTTTATCTGTTTTATCATTGTAGGCTTTTTGCATTCTATTTTGCTCATCATAATAATGACTCTTATACATAACGCTATAATGATATTGTTCTCTTAATTCATGTACTTCTTTTATGAGATCGGTAACCATTTCATCATCATCTTTTGACCATTTAATAAAGTTGCGAATATATAAAAACGTATAGATAATCACACCCGGAAGCAAGCCCCATTGGGCTGCCTCAACAACTACAATGAGCCAGAAGACTTGACCTACGACTCCTATGAGTGGTGCGTATCTCCATTTGTTACCTGTTAAGTAGGTTTTGAATAGGCCTAGTATTGTTGTGAGTAGTTCTAGTATGAACATTTATTTCCTCCTATCTATTGGGTCGTTTGACCACCACATAAAATCACATATATCATAAGAACAAAAAACTTTCTTATAAGCTTTTCCATTTGGAATATCTTTTGTGATGCGAACTTTGCGGTTGGCTAATTGTTTCATTCCTGGGTTATGGTCTTTGACCATTGGGGCCTTATATGACCTTGACATGTGACCTCCTATCTGAATCCTATTTCTTTTAAATAATTTCTTGTATTTTCTATAGATAATTTTCTTTTATAAAAACTTGGCAACTCAAGTATTGATATATTGTTGTCACGAGCTGCTTGTATTTCTTTATAAACTCCTGCTGGGATATCTCCATTTGGTAGTGGTCTAAATATTAATAGATCACATGATTTAACTATGTTTAAAAAATAATCCATTCCAAATTCTTTATAACCTTGTTCACTAACCTTATCTAATGATGGATTATATAAGTTATCATTTGGAAATAGTTTTGATATTAAATCTAAGTCTCTTGATTCTTGTTTTGTGTGGTAAATGCTCATACAGTGAGCGTAATATATATTCATGTGAGCCTCCTGTGGGTTGGTAGTAGGTGTGTTATTGTAAAAACATCCACATCATTATTTTAAATAGTATTCCAAAAATAATTAATGTTATTATTGTATATAAAGTTAATTGAGTTATGTAGCATATTATATAAAACATTATGACCTCCTATTAGGACCTGGTACTAAGTTATTATTCACATATATCAACTATATGTTTACATAATTTATTTGGAATAATAGACCTCTCCAAATTTCCCTTTAAACCTTGTGTGCCAGTTCTTGAACCTCTTGATGCCGCCTCATGACAAGGAGCTCCATTTTTACACATTGGTTTAAATTCTGGATTAGGATGATTAGTCCAAATATCTGTTGGTTTCATCCTTGTATCACCATATTGACAATATGTTACAGTATGTCTATTCTTATTTATAAATTGCATTAATGCTGACTTTCTCATACCTCCTCTTGGGTTCTCTATAAACCAGTAGGTAGGCTTGATTGTCATTATTAAATTAATTGTTTTAGATAAGATTATATCATGAGCTTTTGCTTTATCGCTTTTAGCGATTAATATCCCACAATCTAACCTAGTTCTATGATGACTTATTGCTGCTATTGAATGAGTTGTGCATGTTGGGCTTGCCCATATAACGTCTGGTTTTCCACCAAGTCTTTCATAAATTTCATTTACATTTACATCCATTATATTTACAGTCCATTGATTGAGATTGTACGGTGGTTCTGTGAAGGCTGGATTGAGTTCTATACTTAGGACTTCGTGACCAGCTTTTATAAACTCCTTTCCAATTGATTGTGTTCCACTGAATAATTCTAATATTTTCATTAAGTACCTCATGTTAGTACCAGGTCTTAATAGTAGGTATTAGTACCAGTATTTATGTAAAACTTGACAAATGCCGATTTATGTGTTATACTTAGATGAAAGCTTCTCATAAGCAACCAAGCATCTAGGAAAAAGTATGTATTATTAAAAAATAATATTATTTGCTGGCTCGGAAGTGGGTGATGAGGGCTGAGGGAATAAAAGATTCTTTGAGAAAGCATCCTACAAGCTTTAGCTTGAAGTACGAAGTACTTAACTACTATAACTATAGAGGGCCCGAAGGCCCTATTTTTATTATAAATCTATATTTGCATACATACTGTAGTTCGTTATACAGCCCTGTAAGGACTTCTTAGCTTCATCGAATAGTGTTGCATTATCAAAGCTTACTTTGTAACACACAAGCCCTATTGATTCTATTGTGACACCTGTTTGGGCTCTGAGATATGTTAAGTATTCCCAATCCTTGAGCCAGCTTATCTTAACTTTAAAATAATACATTGTTTCTCCCTTATTTACTATCTGGGTTGATGAATGTTAATAGGCCACCTGCAACTAGTAATACGATTTCTCCCATTCCTAATGCAATACCTGCTATTGCTAATACACCTAATATTACAATCGATAGTGATCTTTCTTTAATTAATTTTTCAAACATTTAATATTCCTCCGCTAGTATAATATTAAAGCATTGAATGATATTTTCAAATTGAGCAAGAGATTTAAATACATGTGTATTTTTTGTTAGATTAATTATTTTTAATTCTTTACTTCTATAATATGAACTATTAAATTGCACTATAAATACATCTCCAATTTCCCAATCTTTAAATAATTTTGCTTTTGTTTTAACTATTATCTCGTTTATTTTATAATTTTTACTTTCTATATTTTGTATTCTCATAATTTCTCCTACCCTACGAAGTACCTTGCCAATGTCCACATTTCTACTTCATCTTCAATATTAAGCCTACTGAATAAATCCATTCCAGTTGAACCATCAAAGTCTGCCATCACATAATAATATTTCGATTCTTTTAGTTCTTCTGGATAGGCCTTCATAAGGCTCACTAGTTGAACTGAGTTTGCATCGTAATCATGATCACTTACAATGTTTTGATTGAGCTTGTAGTAGATTGTACTTTGTAGTATGATCCATTTTTGTAATAGGTTTATTTTGTTTAATGGTGTGAACTCCTCTTTGAATATCATTATTTTTCCTCTACTAACTAGTAGGTTATTTATCACCTCAGACTTTACACTCTTCAGGTGCTGCTCCAGTTACTATATATTTACCAGTGCTTACGTATTCAACTAATACACCTACTCTAACGTCACCTTCTATTAAATCTTTATCTATGCCTTCACCACTATCCATCATACAGATGAAGTGACCGCCCATAAATTGTATAGCATTTATCTTCATACTTTTCCCTCTTTGTACCAAGCCCAGAGAAATGCGATTAAGCATAACCCGAGCATTGTTCCAAATATAATTAAATATGACATATTATAATTTCTCTAGAATTTTATTTTCGTGAGCTCTATAATAAGCTAGTTTCATAGCATTGTAGGGTTTATTAACGTCGCCTTTTTTTCTAACTGCAAACCCTGTATTGCCACTCATCAATGTAACTACAGTTATTCTTTCAACTACTGTTACAGCCAAAACGTCGTCAAAGTTTTCTAGAAATACATCCATGATTTTGCTTACTTCTTTATTAGTCATAATAGTCTCCTATTGCTCTTCTGTGTCTGTATCATCAGCAGAATCGCCATCTGGTTCTACTTCTGGTTTTTCTTTATATAACTCATCGTATACTTCAGGGCCAAATGTGAATCTTACAACTTCGTAAGCTTTAGCCATAGCATCCATAAAGTCAGCGTATGTTTGTTCTTCTGAAACATTAATTGTTTGTTCAATTGTACTTCCTGTGTCATCTGAATATCTTAATGTAACTTGAACTCTAAACGCTGTTGGTTTTTTTAACATTCGTCACCTCATTGGTTTTCTTCTTATTAAATCCATTCTTATATTTTTCATGATTAGTTTTTGTTTGAGCTGTTATCACAACTTCCACTCTAGGTTTATCTCTATCAAGGTAACAACCAAATACTCTTGGCATTATATAATAGTCATTCACCATGAAAGTTCCTTGCAGCCCATCGAAAAATATTTTAAATGTATTATGATTATCCCTAAACCTTTTATCAGGAAAGTAAAAAATCATGTCTATATAAAACCATACTTCTTCACCTTCCTCCTTCCAGTTTTCATCAGCTATTATTTGGAGAACATGAGCCTTACATCTGCTCATCCAAAGTTTTGCAAAAGTTTTAACTCCACGCCTTCCGTTATAAAATGCATTATTACTTGAGGGTGGAATTGGTACTGAAAACTTTAACTTTTGTCTAGGTCTTTGTGGGGCTTCCCACTTAAGTTCATCTACTATTGGTTTTTTAGCCACTGTATGTTTTTAAGGCTACATCTATGTGTCTTTTTTTACCGCTCATAGTAGCTATAGGGAACCCTGGGGTAACCCTCTCCAAGCCCATTCCATCTGGATATGACTCATCATAGTCTAATGCTGAGCCAGTTAAGATAAAATGTTGAGTTATTTCTTCAACTTGAACTGTTCTAGGAACTGTGAATTGTCTAGATGTAACTCCAAGTTTATGTGTATGCCCCATTGCATATATATCTGATAATGTTTTTTTAGCCATACTAATACATTTGTTAAAGGAGTTACCTATTGTTCCTCCTCCACCTGCACCATGCCATACATTAACCATATATCTAATACCATTGACATTATATTTAACAACGCCTGTGTATCTAAGATATGGAATATCTAAGGCTTCTGCAAGTCTTTTAGTGATATCTATTCCTGTCATTTTATAAATTCTGGCTTCGTGATTGCCTTCTACAATACCATCAATTATGTCACGATAAGGCATGAATAATTCTTTTGCTCGTTCAACCTGCTCTTCGATAGTCAAATTAGTCTCAAATATCCCAGCTCCGACTGAAGATTTAGTAGCTGTTTCTAATAAATCGCCCATCAACAAAATTCGATAGTTATCGATATCTGAATCAATCTCATCAAATATCATTCGTAGAATACGTTCATTAAAACTTAAATGACCTATGTGCAGGTCTCCTATAAAGGCTAGTTTTAATTCTGTTTTGTGACTGCCATCGTAGTCACTCGATACATACTTAATTGTGTACCTCCGCCTTTATTAAGGCTTTGCTGATAATATTGTTATTAACGAGATTGAATATATTATTAATACAAGAATATTCAATACTGGTAATAAGGATAATATTAAAAGTTTTGATAACATTTTATCTTTATATTTATCTAATGAAGAAAAATAAATTGAGTATAAAACGTTTAGTACTAGTGTTATCAAATAAATAGTTACCATTTATTTTCCTTTCTAATGTTTGCAAGTACAATTGGCACAATTACCAGAGCACTTATGTTTAATTTCTTCCCATTCTTCAAACTCATAAACAGGAACAAAAATCCATTTCTTATCTTTTCTTTCTTGTAATACCCAACCACTAGGATTATCTCGTTCTTCTATATCTCTATCATTTTCCAATTCAGCTTCATCATAATTTTTATAATGAATCATCTCGTCAAATGTATATAGTTCTTTAGAATATCCTATTTTTGAGCTTGGTATACCTTCAATGTCATAAACTGTTATCATTTTCATTATGGTGTTCTCCGGAGGTTAATCCATTTCTGATCATCTGCTCCAGCACAATGACCTGCTTTTGCTATGTCACAAAAATTAGCACAATGGAATGAATTAATTTTTTCAGGTATATTCCAATTACCCCTTGCAACTCTTGCAAAGATGGTCTTAATATGTCGAATTGTTTCTTGTAGGCTAATAATATATTCTCGTTTAACTACAGTACATGAATATTTGTCATCATCAATCCTCTCGAAAATCCTCTTCTTCCCATCTTCTACAAATATAAATACAAATCGTTTTGGTAATTTTCCATACTTTTGTTTATAGGCTAATATATAAATTGGCACCTGTAAATCATTCGATAATTTCTTACCATAATAACACTTGCCAGATTTATAATCAACTATTTCAACTTCGTCGTCATCCAGTTGATTAATTCTATCTATTGTACCTGATATTTTTTTGCAACCATCTATATCTAAGAATAGTTTTACTTCAGTATATAATGGGTCTGGTGAGTTAGCTTCATAGTCTAAATAGGTTTCTATACTAGAATTTCCTCTAGTCTTCATCTTTTCTATTATGTCGCCTTTAACCAATTGTTGTGCGTCACTAACCATTTGTTTACCTTCATCAGTCTCAATGTGTTCATTGAATCTAACTAAGTATTCAGAATATAAAACTTCTTGATCTCTTGGTAATTTGTTTAATGATGCTTCCTCAAATATATCGTGAAGTATATTTCCCACTTTAGACCATATATTACCTTTTGAAACTATACCTTCTACGGCCATTTTATAAACCATATAAGGGCACACATCGTATTGAGTCAGCCAAGACCTTCTCCATACATCAGGTGTTTCGTTTTCTTTCTCAGAACATTCATTACATATTCCACCTTCTGCAAGACTGCATGTATCGCATAAAGCTTCATCACATTTTTTGCAGGTCACTGGAAATGCAGATAATTCTGTGTTGCAATTTTTACATTTCATTTTACCTCGTTGCGGCTTGGGTTAGTTTTGAATGTATAACTGAAATTTTATAAACTGGTTTATCATTTATAAACATTATATGTGAAGGGCTAATATGTTTTCTAAATCTAGTTGATATTTCTTTTTTACAAGATATATGAAATGTGTTTTTTAATTCTTGTACATAATAAACAATTTCTCCATCATATAATTGTATTTTATCATTTTTGTTTAATTTAAATTTTGGATATACACAACTTGCATAAATAGAATACATACGAGATGAATCAACCATAACATCTCCATGATCATTTAATCCTAAACATTTAATGTATGAATCATTATATGTTGCTTTAACTAGTCCTCTATATTTTTTAAAAAATCTTTCTTTTATTTTTGTAAATTCATAAAATGTCATAAACTACTCCAATACCATTTTTGTCGCTTTAATTATAAGTAGACTTGTTCCGGACTTGGTGCCCTTAATAGCTACAAATTCATTAAGCATGAATGTTTCTTTCATTTTGTTATCCCAACTACTAGAGAATATTATACATTTAATACTTCCGTATTGATTTGAGATGGTAACGAAAGCCATTAGATTTCCGTTCTTATCTTTAATCTCTGATACATCAACAACCTCACCAGCCGTAATAGCTACTGTTTTGTCTTCAATATCATAGAAAGGTTTATAATAGAATTGGTCAAGTGGGTGATTAGTTAAATAAATTCCTAATCCTTGTTTTTCTAATCTACCTTTCTCAATGTCATTAAACTTTGGATAGTTCTCTTCAGGGATTTCTAATTCTCTCTGAGCCAGATTAAGTACTTCAAACCTATTAGTGTTTTGGAAATCAAAGCATCCAGCCTTAATCAAGTTCATTATAACATTTGTTTTTAAACTTGCTCGGGTTGTAGCTTCTATTAATTCCTCTATACTTTTAATGGGTCTACTTAAGATAATTGATTTGATTGCAGATGGTCCAACTTGTACAATTGAAGTAATTCTGTAATAAATCTTATTACCTTTCGCTACGAACTTTTCTGTAGAACTATTTATGTCCGGTGGTAATATCTCTAGTTTCTTTCTTTTAGCTTCAGCTATTAAATTAGATAACTTAGTAGCATCATCTCCTTCTTTAGTCATAAGACTTGCATAGAAATGAGCTGGGTAGTTATATTTTAACCAAGCTGATTGATAACTTAGGATTGCATAAGACGCTGCATGGGATTTATTAAATGAATAGCCACCTGTAGCAGCCATTAGTATTTCACTCCAAATACGTGTCAGTAGAGCCTCTGAGAATCCTAGACTCTTGCCATCCTTCATAAACTTTTCCTGAAGCTCTGTGTCAGCAGCTAAATTGTAGTTTTTTCTAACATGTTTATCTGCATATGCTATAGACCATCCAGCAAATACTTTACAGTCCATTTCAAATTGCTCTTGGTATGCTATGATACCACATGTCTCTTTAAGATATGGCTCTCTCAAAGGATGTAAATAATAGGCTTTTCCATTACGCCTAGATATATATTCTTCCCAATCCCCCACACCAGGTCTTAAGAAAGCGTTGATTGCGATTATGTCGTCGAAGCAATTTGGTTTCTGCTCCATTAACATATCCGCTTGATTTGCCAGTTGGAAAATACCACTTACATCTCCTTGAGTAAGCATACCATAAACTTTTTGGTCATCGTAGTTTATATCATGTAAGACAATGTTCGTGCCTAAATCCATCGCAATAGATTTAACTGAGTCCTCCATTACTGTAAGTGACTCAAGGCCAAGTACGTCAAACTTGACGTGTCCTAACCATTCTAAAACTCTTTTGTCTAGGTATGCTATTAATTTATTCCTATTTGCTCCCAAGGTTCTAACTGGGATTAATTCAGCAATATTAGGATATATAATAACACCACCCGCATGAATACCTGGGTGACTAATTACATTATAAAGTCTTCTTATAACTTTTAGTTCATCAGGGTTTTTACTAAAATGACCTTTTAGTTTAGCGCTTTTCTTCAAAGCACTTTCCAAGTCACTACCTTCATCTATGGTTTTCGTTAGGGCTGTGATGTAGTAACTCTCGTAATCAAATGCAGATAACACTTTTCTTATGACTGCCTTAGTAGACATGTAATTGAAGCTACCAACAATTGCTACGTTGTTTGATCCATAGGTCTCTATTATATAGTCTATAACTGCTTCTCTATCTGAGAAGTCTACATCGAAATCTGGGATACGTCCGTTTGAAAGGAACCTCTCAAATAACAAGTTGTAGTTATCAGGGTTGATTGCAGTAATTCCTATTGTGAAAGCTGTCTTAGAACTTGCACCTGAGCCTCTCCCATCTCCAACAATTATTCTACTGTGCCTTGCCCAGTTTACATAATCTTGTACTATAAGAAAGTAGTCGGCAAATCCCTCATTACATATTACGCCTAACTCATTGGCTACGTCATCTGCAAATTGTTTGGAGTGCAGGCCAGCGCCTGTTATATCCTCTTTGTAGCGTCTAGTAACCATTCTACGTAATAAAGCTTGACCATCTTGACCTTTTGGAAGGGTATGATAAGATGGGAAGTAAGAACCTGTTTCGATTGTGGCGTTGCAACGATCTGCAACCTCAATAGTATTGTGGAGTGCTCTATGGGCTATTGCTTCGTCAAAGTAGGTATACTCAATCATTTCATCGTATGACTTAAAGTAATAATCATCTGAGTCGAATTTGAACCGATTTTCATCAGTCATTTTAGCTTTAGTTTGAACTGCTAGAAGAACTTCTTGCGCATATGCATCTTCCTCTTCAACGTAGTGGCAGTCATTTGTAAGGATCATCTCGGCGCCAATCTTATTAGCGATTCTGATTAAACCCTTATTCGCATAATCCTGTCGTTCCATCTTAGAAGACTGCAATTCAATATAGAATCTGTCTCCAAATATTTCTTGAAATTCTATTGCCATTTCAATTGCTTCTTCCTCTCGGTCTTGACCTATCAAGTACCCGATTGGATTAGCTATACATGCGGAGGTTATGATGATATCCTCGTTATGTCGCCTAAGAGATTTCATATCAATACATGGTTTTCTGTCGAAACCTCTTTCTGAGAAAGCATATTTCTGCAACTTTAGAATGTTCTTCCAACCATTGTTATTCATTGCAAGAGCTATTAAATGCCCTCTCCCATATTCAGTTTTTATATAAAATTCTGTCCCTAGGATAGGCTTAATGGGAGTTCCGTTACAAAGCTGGAACAACTCATAAGAGCCACTAGTTGAACCGTGATCGGTTATTGCTAGAGCTGTCATTCCAAATTTAATTGCTTTGTCGATATAATCTTGAATCTTAGCCAGCCCATCTAGCTCACTGAACTCGGAATGCGTGTGTAAATGTACAAAGGCTTTATCCATTGGCAGCCTCCGTGAGTTTTGTATAGATTATTGATTTAGGTTTAGTTAATATTAAATACGTAGAATCAACATACCAACAATGGCCATATTTGCCTTCATCATTATCTCCAGAGTGTCCACCTATATCATTGTCGAACTCTACTAAACAATCATGCCCATAATCACTATTATAATTATCTACAATAATAGTTCCTATTTCATCGGCTACATTACTATTATCAAATGCTAAATTTTTATACTCTACTCTATCACCTTTTTTATATTTTCTCAATTAATTCAACTCCATTCTCTTCTTCTATATCTCTTATGATATCGATTAATTCACGTATGTCGTCTCGTGGAGTTTGAGAAGTTATTTTATAATCTGTTACATCAAATGCACCTTTAAACATTGTGCGGTCTGTTCCTAATCTGTACGTAACATCTTCAGTACTGTCTCCTCTCATCAACATTCTGTAAGCCCTTACGTGTTCTGGGCATTCTATAAATACTCCAATTACATGTTTACCATATTTTCTTTTAGCCTTCCACATACCTTCAACGTCCATAATAGAAATGTAATTAGTATGTTTGTAATCTGGGAAATTGCTTCCATATAGGTTACCATATAATACATTTGCATTTTCTATCTCGTTTGTGAGTTGCTTATCTAAAAACTCTCGTGGACTTAAAAATGTGTAAACATCATCTGAAATATCATTTCTAGGTTCTCTAGTAACAAACCACTTTGGTATGCTGAGTTTTAATTGCTCAACACAATGTCTCATTATGGTTGATTTACCAGAGCCGCTTTTTCCTACTAAAATAATAATCATGTTTCCTCCGGGAGTTACTTACTCCCTTGAGCAGCTTTTCTGAGTTTGGTTGTGATTAATGTTGGAGGTGTTTCTGATTTGAATGCACCTATACAAGTTGTCCAAGTGCACCTTGAATATTCATGGTCACATTTATCTATTTTTATATTTACTGCACTTTTACCATAATGCCTTTTTCCTATAACTGTTATTGTTCCGTAGCACCCAGCTACTTTTATTGCATCTCCGTATTTTTCTAGGGTTAATGCTTTCACTTTAACTCTGTCTCCAATTTTCCAACTCATAATTTGCTCCTCATTAATTTTGCATTGTCGAATAACTCTTTGAACTCATCGGCCTTCATCATGCCTGGATCAGATTCTAATGGTATGTCAATGTAATATATATCACATGTATAATGAAGTTTATCAAAGACTTGATCTACTCCATGTAAGCCTGCTTCGTCCCCATCATAAGCTATATAAACAGTTAATCCGAGGTCTTCTATGAGTTGCTTTTGTCTATTCGTTATGCTTGCTCCAAATGTACATAAAACATTATATCCATATTGGACTAATTTTAAGCAGTCAATGATTCCTTCAACTATTATTACATAATTGTCTTCTGATTCATAGACCTTATCGTAATTGTATAATGTATGTCCACAATCAATTCCTTTAGGTTGACGTAGCCATTTTACATTATCATTACTTTTTGTAGCTCTTAGGTCAACTCCAACAATAGTTCCCTGAAATGTTATTGGGAATCCTACTTTATTATGAGTTGGCCTTCCAGAGGATAATATGAAGTCTCTTGAAAAGAACACTCCATATTCCTCTAATATATCTTTAGTTAAATCACGATATGAAGTTACTGGAAATGTCTCTTGTATTTCAAGATGATATTCTTTGAATTTATATTCTTCCTTAAATGCATCGAACCATTTCATTGCTTCCTTATATAATGATACTTCTTCTTTAGTGAATTTGATTTCGTCTATATTAAACCCTGATACATCAGCTATGAGCTTGCACGCATCGAAGAATGATATCTTCATAACGC